TAATATCCAAATTCTAATAAAAGTTCTAGTTCACGTTGTACATTTAAAGCATCTTCAAATTCAAAATCTGTTTGTACTCCAAGTATATCTGAGACTATATAGATATTACTTAACCCAGAGTGTGTTATAAATGTTAATTCACAGCATTCTAAAGTTGATAAATAAATATACGGAACATCGATATTCTTTCCAATTATATTAATATTATCTAGATTCACGGTTTCATTTTTAATAAGTTCTTTGGTTGCATGAATCCTTTTGATTGGATCACTGATATTTTTTAGATTTGTTTTTTCCATAAGCTCAAGTATGTTTTTCTTTGATATTTTTAACATAATAAATTCCTCCTTAGGATTATAAAATAATAGAATAAGATTAAGTTCTTATTCACAGTTATAGTATATGATTGATATTATAGACTTTAACAAAAAAGATGAGATACCCATAATGGGTATCTCATTTATTTAGTAAATGACCGATATTAGATTTGTTTGGAATTGGAACTTCTTCTAAATATTCTGGTGGTATATGTCCATCACCCCATATTATCGAAATATGATTTAAAGAAGCAAATATAGGACTATTATTATCTTTATAATTTTTATAATAATCTTTTATTGATATATCATTATAATATTGAAAATCTAATTTTTTATTACCAATATAAGAATTTTCGTATCCATAATCTATATACCATACCGATGAATTATTTATATTTATTTTAATAAGTTTTTTGTCTTTAAGTATATTATCCATATTTTTACCTAATCCAAAATATGGTGGGTATTTAAAAAGATAAATATATTTTAAAGAATTTTCATCTTTTCTAAATATTTTTATACCATCCATTATCTCTTCTCTGCTAAGACTTTTAGGATCTCTACCTTTATATTTTTCAATATTCCAAGTATCAACTATTCTATCAGCATATTTACTAAGTGATAAATCTAATAGCGGGTATAAATTCTTTATTTTATTATCATATATATATTGAGGTGATACTAATCCGTATTTATCAAATTTAGCATTTTTATCTATTAAATGATAAAATATATTATCTGATACTTTAGATTTTAATACCATATTTTTATTTCTCTCTACATATAATTCAGCAGCCAATTTTATTCTATTATTCATAACAACCTCCACACGCTATCTTCTAGAATAATCTATCTCATTCCAAAAGCTTTCATAGGGTCCATCTCAGCTAACTTAACCTGAGAAACGTGCATCTTCTTTAAATTCATATTAAGTATCTTACTAGGTATAGCTGTAGTAGTAAGTCCTATATTTCTTAGATTTAATCTATAATATAGATTACCAGCACACTTATTACATCTACCAGTTTTAGATTCACATACAGAACTAAATCTCATCTTAACAGTTTTTCCTATATATTTATCTATCTTATCAGAGGTTAATTCTACAAGAGAAGAACCATCCTTAATATAGCAATACATATATAGATCAACATTCTTAGCTGTTAAATCTACAGTAATATACTCAGAAGTTCCACAATCACTTCCAGGAGGATCTAAAACAACATGCTGGAATCCTTGCTCAAATTGTTTTACACTATATCCTGCGGGTGCGGTAGCTTTTGCTTTACTATATCCAGGACCTACAAGACTGTCTGCCATAGTAGCAAAGTCTTTCTTAGATATACCATCCATATAATTACTAGTGATAATCTCATAAGACTTAGTAGGGTCTGGACTTTCAACAGAACCTCTTACTAGATACATATTCTTAAATCCATTATCAAACTTACCTCTAGCACCACTATCATAGTTATCCATAGCAGGGTCATCTTTAAGATAATCTTTTGCTGCAGATAGAAGTTCTTTCTCTAGATTAACAGCAGTAACTTCATCACCAGCTTCTATACCATCTTTATACTTCTTAAATAACTCTTCTTTCTTCTTCTTTAAAGCATGTGATGTAAGTAACATCTTCTCTGTATCATTAGGACTTAATATAGATACAAATCTCATTAACCACATTCTTTTCTGTAGAAAGGTTTCTAGAGCTAATAGTTCTACTTTATCTTCTAGAATAAGATAAGATATCTTCTTAGCCATATCTTTCATTACTCCACCAGTCATAGTTTTATTCTGATATTTAAAGTGTTCAAAGAGTTCTCCTTCAAATAAAAGTTTATTAGTAACCCATATACCTACAGTCGTAGTAACAGAATTCTTATTCTTTTTACCTTCTGGACCATAAGACCCTGGAGGTATAATAACTTCATCAGTAGGGTCAAATCTTGGAGCTGTTTTAAACTTACCAAACATCTTCATCATTAATGTCTTAGTAATAGTATCTTCAGTAATACCTAATAAAAAATCTATATCTTCTTTAGAAGTAATCTTTCTAGCTTTTGCCATTACTATCACCACCTCTTAAAATAAGAGTGTGAGGGATTAACCTCACACTATATTTTTAATAATAAATTCTATAAAGAATATCTAGACCCTTGTTCACATCAACCAGTGGTTCATTTGGGAAGTTGATTTTTGTGTATGGTCTAATATCTTGATAATACCTTATATCTCCTATAGTAGTATAGCTAGCTGTTAGCAGAGATATAGTATTAATAAGAGCATGATTAACTCCTGTAGTAAGTGCAAACCACTCTCTAGCATCATCCTCATCAACACTCATCTTTAATTCTACATAACTAACAATCTCATCTAATCTTCCAGTATCATATACACCAGAAGTTATAGGAGTATTATCACTTACATATCTTTGATGCCAAGTCGGATCTGCATCAAATCCTTTAAAGTAATAAGCTATCTTACTATTATTGAATAGCTTTACTCTACCGAAATATCTCTCTCTATGAGCAGTAGATAAATCATTATCAATATTAACAGTTCTGAATGGTACTAGTTTATCTGGAGGACACCACATTCCATAGTTTACATCATAAACTTGAGATTGGTGAGGTCCGCAACCATCTGTACCAATACAGAATAAGTATACTCTTTCATTTCTTATAGCTAGAGGGTCTGTATTTACTACACTATTCTCTAGTTGAAGTTTCTCATTGTATGTTGGAGTAGTATGAAGTATTGGAATATCAAACTGGTTAGATGCAGCAGTACATGATCCTGGAAGAATAATCTTATTCTTCTTTTTTAGTACTGTTTCTCCAGTGTATTTATTCGTTATAGTAACCTCGCCAACAGGTCTGCCTGATATTATCTTATGATCATCTTTTATATCTGATAAATCAAATAAATTTAATTTTTCTCTCACGATTATCACCTCTTATATTATTTATTATGAATATGTTGGGGTTATGATAAAGTCATCTTGCCCTCTAGCGTTAGAATGCTTATATATACCTTTTCTAGATAAGATAATTTCATCTGGTCTTCTATCATGATTACTTGCTGGAGACCTCGGTATAAAGATACTAGTAATCCAGATATCATCTACAATATTAACTTTATTTCTATCCTTATCTTCTATAATAAAGATAGTATTTAAACTTAATAAATCTACAGTATAACTCTTAAAGAAGTTTATTACTTTATAAAGATATCCTTTGACTAGCTCACTACTAATATTTGTCATATTAGCAAATTGGAAATCAAATTCATCGTTATGAAGATATTCTTCTAGGGCTAATATTATACCATCTATAGTAGCTATTATTTTATCATTCTTCTCAGCAGAATCTAGTAATCTAAGATTAGTAATAAAATCATATAGAAGAGGATCTCTATCCTTAATATAGTTAGTATAAGTACCAGCAAAGTTTCCATTCTTATCTTTAAAAGTAGAAGTATTCAAGTCAGATATCATCAAAGCATCATATAAATCTCTATATATTTTATAGATATGATATCTATCTGCAGTTGCCATCATTTTAACTAAATGGTCATGAACCTTCTTATTATTAATATAAACCTTCATTAAATCATTGAAGTTTACAAAAGGTGTTTGTGGTATAGTAAATCCATCTATACCTACATCTTGTAGAGTATATCCTTTGGTAGCTAACCATGATGATATCTGACTCATATTAGCTTCAAAGTTAAATCCTGTGATATGAAGAATCTTTCCAGAAGTATCCATTATATCATCTTCTATATCATATCTCTCATACATTAATATGAATAGCATAATTAATATGTCAGATAATCTAAATGGTTTATCATAACTAATCTCTCTTACTCTAAGAGTAAGTATTTCTTCATTCTTAATATTATCTATAATAAGATTAAATAAGTAGCATAACTCAAAGCTTAATTTATTTAAATCATATATAGTATCTATAGATAAATACTTAGAGTGAACATAGTTGAAGTTTTCATCTATTATCTTTTGTTTAATTTCTAGATGAAGTTCTTCTGTAGCATCTGGACCATTCCAGAAGATATCATTATATACTAACTCCTCATAAGATAAATGATTAGTAGTATTTCTAATATAATCATCTGGATTTGCATCTATAGGCATTTTAACAAACTTTAAATCATATTCACTTCCAGGTACTTCTGTTAGAGTATTATCAGAATGAAGTATATACTTAGGAGGAGCAAAGTCTCCATCTATAGTCATCTTTCTATCCTTAAGAAGATAATACTTAAATATCTCTACATTCTCAAATCCAAATATCTTACAGATATCAACCATATTCTTTGTAGTTGATTTATACTTAAGTAAAGTATTTAGATTCTTTACCATCTTTAATTGATATCTAAATGGTATTTCAGAGAAGTAAGTTATACCATGAGATAGAAACATATCTCTTATACTCTCTTCATCAAAGAATTCTTTTCTAATAATAATCTCAGGTAAATCATTAATCATATCTACTACAGTTTGTACTATAATAAATACCTCTATAAAGTTATCATATAGATTAGAAGAATATTTGAATGCTTCACTATAAACAGTCTTTAGAGTAAATATTCTATTCTTCTCATACATATCCATATACTTCTCTCTTATAGAGTTTGATTCACACTCTGGTACATATAAAGCAGAGAATCTATTACCTCTTCTAGCATTATATAGAGGTATCTTTCTAGAGCCAAGATATCTTAAATATCTCTTATCTGGATAAGATTCTATTATACGACCTAGAGTACCATTAATTCTTAAAGTCTCTACTAGACCTAGAGAAAGTTCATGCATTGCTACTCCAGAAGGTATATCTGGATGAGAATAATATAACGGTAAATCTTCCATATCAGGAAGACCATTAAGCATTCTATAGTAATTATTTCTTTCTACATAAGTCTCTATAGTATACTTTCTTTGCTCTTCTACACAAGCTTCTCTATAAGGCTGTGGAATAACAGTCTTATTTATAATACAAGCAGGTATATATTTGGCTGGAACTCCAGCTCTTTCCAATGGAACTTTATCAAACTTTAAGAATGTTCCAAAGCTAACAAAATTATCCATACAAGCTAAAAATAAATCTGAATCTTTTGCAGATGCTAAAGTCTCATATCTATTAGCCTCTTCCTCGTTCTTAATGATTGTCCCGAGAGACAACTCTTTCAAATATTGCACTAATTTATCCATAAACTGGTTACTTGTGACGATATTATTGGACATAGCCGTATTCACCCCTTTAACAATATGATAAAGATACTTAATATTATGTAATCGTAATACGCTTACATTTGGAGGAGGTCGAAATAATATGAGTATGCTTAAAAATGCAGACGTAATGAAACACAACGAATTGCCAGGAGTAAGATCCTATAATGATATGGGTAATCCTACTCTAACATCAGACTACGGTGCTTATGATATAGCATTCGCAGAAACTAGAGATAGTTTAATGAACTCTGAAGACTATTCAAACTTTATCAAGAATTCCTTACAGAGATTTAGACATAGTGTAAGGTATAACAACTACAAAGGGTTTCTTATTGGACTTGGACTAGATAGATGTCAAGTACATGGAAATATTACTAATGAAATGGCTACTATAGAGATGCATCATATGACACTTACTATATTTGATATAGCACTTATCATATGTGAGCATATATTAAACACTTATGGATATATTACTACATTTGACTTAGTTTACTTACTTAAACAAGAGCATACTAATCATAGAGTAAATATAGTAATGATGTCTAAAACTCCACATCAATTATATCATAATGCTGATGGATTATTTATTCATCCAGACCAGACTATTGGTAAGTGGTGGGAATTTCTAGAGTTATATTCTAGTGGTATAACTATGGGAGTTGCACAGAAAGTAATTAATTACATTGATAACTGTATAAGTAATGATAAATCATATGATTCGGATTTATTAAAATTAAGAGAAAAAATAATTGATTGGAGTGTTTATAATGAACGAACTTTTAATGCGTCTGGACACGAATATTATTGATGTACTTACTATATTTTATGTGATATTTCTATTTCTTGCTGGTGCTTTTACAATTAAAATATTAAATGGACTTGCTATCTATATAAAAAATAAACCTAGATTAGATAGATATAAAATAGACATGGGTTTAACAATTGAAGAAGACGATTTTACCTTACTAGATATGATAATAGAAAAAATAATGTTATATTATCTAATTCAAGAAGGTATAACCTTTACTGAGTATATCACTACTGAAAAAGAAACAGAACTATGTAAAGGCTTAGTAGATGAAATATCTAGAACTATGAGTCCTGCTTTAATTACTAGACTTACCAAGATATACAACCAAGATAGCCTTTCAGTTATTATAGCTAATAGAGCTTATATTCAGTTAAATAACTATATTATTCAACATAACTCTCCTCGTTAAAGAAAAAATAAATTGAGTATAGCCTTAAGTGGCTATACTCTCTTTATTTGTGAAATGTGAATTCTGCTATATAATTTAATTAATCTTTCTAATACTTCTCTATTAACTGATATATCTAAAACACTTTTAGAATCTTCATCAGCATACATTGTAGTATACGTCGTAATAGAAGTAGGCTTATAACGAAACAAGCATTTAGCATTTAACTCTCTATAATAACCGACCTCTAGATTTAAGTTGATATAGTTATTATAGAAGAACGATAATACTCGTATAACTTCTTCTATTGGCTCTGTTTGTGCTATTGTAAATAAGACTTGAAAGAAGTCTAGCATATAATCAGCATGATAATGTTTCATATCATCACTAATACCTTTCAAGTCAATTATCTCTCTTCTATTTACAATATCATGCAGATAAAATATCTGTAATGATTTAGATATATTATAATATGAAGTATATTCGTTACTAGCTTTGAACTCTATATATTGGTCAAAGACTGTGACTGATGCTCTTTTATTAAGTAAATATATAGCATCCTTACGGATATTCACAACTTCGCTATCGCTAATATTATTAGCTTCAAAGAAGGCTTTACGATATTTAATAAAACCTTCTTTAAGTGCTCTATTAGCATCCTTATTATCACGAATAAGGATTCCTAGATATACTTGTCTTTGCTCTCTTGGAAGAGCAATATAATAATCTCTAAGTTCTTTAGTTATAATACCCATAGATAATAATATATTAGCATTAGCTTTAGATATATCATACTCAGTTATTATACCAGAAATCACGAAGTCTATATAAGGACTTATATAGACATCATGATTATACAAGGTTGACATATATCATCACCCTAACTCCATACAATATTCAGACAATAAATCAGGACGCAACGTAGTAAATCTCTTAAGATCTTCATCAAAGTTATATAATCCAGCCACAGTAAAAGTAAACTTTTCTGAGTCTAAATCCATATAATCAGAGAACTCGTTGACTCTCGGTATGATTAATCCATATCGGGCTTGATAGAACTTTAATAGACTCTCATTCACATCATCTGTGTAATCTGAGACTAGAACATATACTTCTTTATTATGATATGCATCTAGAACAATACTAAACATCTTTACAAATAACTTATTGTCATTTATAAGATGTATTGCATACAATTGGTCAAACTCTTTCTCTGGTAAAGAGTATAATTCAGAGGGAGGGGCAATTCCCATTATAGGATACCCCTCTCTAGTACTAGTAAAATTATAAATCTTACCATGTTGTGTGTCTATTATTGCTTCTATATCTTTATCATATTTTCCGAATATTATCATTATGGTCCCACACTCCTAAATGGAATTATTAGCTCTGTTGTTAGTTTTAGTTTATCTTCTATGTGCTCATTAAAATATTTAAAGGCATCAGGAAGAGATACAATACCATACGGTCTAAGATCAGCCATTAATTTAGCTACAATTACTTCTGATTGATACGGTGGTATCGGACCAGGCATTGAAGCTAGATATTCTTCTGACGTTAAGACATCGTTTAGTAACATTGTTCCTAAAACTAGTGGAGCTTTTGCTATATCGAAAACACAATCGCTTACTCCTATAATACCCATAGTTAATCCATAGATATCTGTAAGGAACTTATTGAAGTAATCAATATAGTTAAGTTTACTCTCATCTTTAGTAAGATATATTAAGATATTCTTACCGTTGAATAAAGCTCTTAATAGTATTGCTATAAAAGCAGTACAATCAGGGCTACCAAGATGAGCAAAATATATATGCATAAATCCATTCATATCTCCGTCCATTTCTCGCTGTACAGCTTCATATGGTGGAAGTAGTAAAGATGCTACCGAAGCATTGGTAGCATTTATAAATTCTTTATAGTTTTGAGTGTCTCCACTTATACAAACTATAAGATGGTTTGCTGATAATTGTGTCGCTATTGACATGTCGTTAGTGACATAAATATTCCCTTTCAGCATAGTTTTCACTTCCTTCTTATTATATAGTATCTCCAATATTTACATCAATAGCATGATATTTTTTAGTCTCTTCTAAAGCTTCATATAATGCGTTTCTGATAAATTTCTTATTAGTTAAACAACCTTTAGGAATGGTAATAGCTAGAGGTTGACCAGAGATCATGCATTTCGCATGTATAAATGCTCTTGCACTTCCTTGTCCTACTGACTCTTGCATAACATTGATTATTCTAAATCTCTTTTCCATTTTCATTTCCTCCTCAAATTTTTATAAGATATCACCTATTTGTATATTCTGAGCAAGATTAGAAGATTCTTCTAATCTTTTATGAGCTTCTAATAATTCTTTCTTTATAAATACTTTATCACTAATAGTACTTCTAGTTACTTCGATAGTAACTCCTCTACCAGTCTCACGACATTTAGCTTCTATCGTATAGTTTTCTCCAGGAATAGCATGATTGTATGGATTTCTCACATTAATAATATCAGTAATAGTAAAAGTGAACTCTTGGTCCTTAGTAATTTTACCATCTTTTATAATGTCTCCTATTTTTAAAGAGCCATAGTCTGTTTTATCAATAGCTAATTCATGAGCAACCAATAAACTTCTCTGTATAATACCACTATCTGATATATAAAGTTCTGGAATCTTTATTGCTATATATCTTTGAGTCTCTATACATAATGCAGTTATTACATAATTAGAATCTTCACTCTGAAGTATATTTTCTTTATACTCTCCACCACATATTTCAATAATACCCAATATCTTAAATGTGTAATCTTGTATTTTAGATTCCATAATATTTACTCCTTTTTAATAGTAGTCATTATTATTTTTCTTAATAATTTTCTCTCTTGTTGGAGCTTCTTCATCAGCAGGAATTAGATGACTATATTTGTCAGCGTACTCATTAGCCTCTGTTGGCTCATCTTCATCAGCAGGTTCATTGAAATCTGACTCTTTAATATTTAATTCTTCTGAGATATATTCTTCATTTGGATCAGTTTCTTCAACCCCAACTTCAACATCATCAGGTTCTTCTGAGTTAATAGGTTCTTCAACATACTCATTATCAATCACCTCTTCTTCAACAGGTTCATCTTCTACTACTTCTTTATGAACAACTGCTGTTGGTATTCCATGCTTGTAGATATCTTCTACTTGCTCTTCAGGCTTAGGATTATTTTGATTTCTATTATTGTTTCTATTATTATTATTTTTATTAGACTTAACCTTTTTCTTAATAATAATAGTTCCAAGTATGTCACTCTCTACTGTCCTTACCAACTCTTCATTTCTACGTAGTCCAGTTCTTTTTGGAACATGGTCTACTTTTCTTTCAGGAATAACTATTCTTTCTGATTCTGGTTCAGATTGTCTAATAACTTCGCCATTCTTTTTAATTTGAATAATCACTGGAAATTCCTCCTCTATATCTTTTTCAATAATAATATTTGAATGTCCACCTTGCTTAGCAGGTTGACTAATTTCACGAGCAGAATACTCTCTGCCACACTTTGTACATACTAGTTTGTTAAACCCATCATCATAATCTACTGACCCTCCACAGGGTAAGAAGTTGTTCTCTGGAATCAGAGCATTACATCTTAGCTTAGAACCATCTAGTTCATATACATATGGAAAGTCTAATAATACTGGACCGAAGCCACCTTCTCTTAAACCCCAATTCATAAAGAACTTAGTTCCAATGTCTTCTAGTACATATTGTCCAATTATCTTCTTATTAATTAGATGGAAGATATCTTCTGCTACAGATAGAAACTCTGCTTTAGAAGTTATTGGATTGACTCTTTCTACTAAAGCTACAGTACCACAAGGCGATACTTCAAATACTTTAGTACAGAAAGGTTTTATTAGAAATTGATTTTGATATTCTCTAGGGCTATCAGATATTCCTACAGAATCCAAAGCAACTTTTAATATAATCTTAAACTCAGGATGTGTATATGCTCTTCTATTAGTTCCAGTAGCTAACTTTCTGAAACCTCTAGGATATAATACAGCATCCATAGCTTTATACTTCTTCTCTATTGCACCACTATATTTTAAAGATGTAGCTATATAATTTAGAGCAGCTATATCTTGTATAGTAAGTAGTGATAATAGAGGTGGAGCTACTAAATTGTCGAACATAAAATCTGCTGGTGATACAGTATTCTTTTTATATCCATATAATATATCCATTGGATTTATTCTAGCCATTAGATACCACCACCTTGCATAAGTTGTTGAACAAACTTCCGTTGCCGTTGATGATACTCAGAGTTCTCTAAGTCTTTTGGAAGTCGTACTTCCATATCATCTATAGTAACATTAGGTCTAATCTTAGCCTGTGAATATAGAGTATTAAAATATGAAGTTGCATTACTATGCATATCTATAAGGTCTCTATATTTCTGACTATTATACGTTCTACTCAGATCTTTTTGCTTTCTTGTACCTTCTTCTATAAAAGCTTCGTATAATAAATCACCAGAAACTTCTAAGTACTCAGGTAACGACATATCACCTGGAAACCTAGATTTCTGCTTTTCTATCTCCTGATTTATAAGATAGATATTTCTAATAGTTCTAGGGTCAACAGGTCTATGTTGTTCTGGATTATAATGAGCCATCATATCAAACTTGTTCTGTTGTTGAATGTATTGTTGTTCTTCATTAGGCTCATATTGCATCTGATATACTTTTGAATACTCTTCAAATTCTTCATCAGACATACTAGAGTTTACTATACGAGATAAAGACTTCATAATGTTAGCTTGTTGCTCCATCTGTTGTCTTTGTATAGCCATTGCTCTTTCTTGTTGTTGTCTCATTAGATATGGGTTATAGATAGTACCACCATAAGGATTATAATATCCACCCATAGTCTGCATTGTATTCATTTGCATTTGATTATTATACCCTAAACCCCCTAAGTTTAAAGTAGATCCAATTGGGCTAGGTGGAATATATCCAGCACCATAGCCCGCTACATTTGGAGTCATATTGCTATTAATGATATTCATATATGACCGTCCTTTCTCAGTTTTTAGACTCTCCAGTTTCGATAGTGGTGCTCATACCCACATTTCAAACAGGTAACTTTCATTATGTCTTCTCCGTCAATTACGACAGGTTCTTGTTTTATATTCTCTAAGTTTGGACCGAATAGTCTATTACATCTATCACAGCCATTATACACTTCGATGTTCTTATCTTTTATGTGAATTGAATTAAATAAGTTTTTACTTTCTTCCATATATAACCTCTCCTTTCAATATTATAATATACGTTTATATATTATTTTAGATTAAAAATAAAAATAGCATACAAAAATGTATACTTAATGAATTGTTAAATCTATGCTAAAAACATAAAAATCATCAAAGGGATTGTACCCTTTGATGACTGTTACATCTTTAGATTACTTAGTATCAATAGAAGTCTCATAATAAACTTTATGGTCTAGCACGATACCCCAAGCCTCATCGTAAATATCCTGTATTTCTTTTTGAGCTAAAGCACCTTTAGCTACTTCTTGATGTTTACTAATTACAAATAATACTATTTTTTGCACTAGCTCATCATTAGTAGATCTTTGGATATCTACGTGCTGCACAAATTTATATAAATCATTTCCTACGGTTTTAGGAAACGCTTTAGCTATTAGCTGTATCATGATAGTTTTATTATTAATCTCTAAACTATCAAGATATTTGTATTTCTGATCATTCCAGATTTTATCGAAAACTAACCTATCTTTATCTGGACCTTCAGGCTGCTTAGTTTTAACAGGAATTGTAGGTGCTAAAATATATAGCTCTTTATTATCCATATTAAAGATGCCTGATCTAGCTTCAACTTTATTACATTCAGGTTCTCCGACATTATTCTTTTTGAAAAGAATATCATATACACTCTCTTTACTCATATTATTTACCCTCCTCTAAACTAATAGTAAATCCAGTTATAATAGGATTGTATACAGATACAACATTATTAAACATAGCAACTAATCCAGGGTGAATAACAGTTCTAAATGTATTACTGATATTAGTAGCATCTTGAGAGCTTAATCCTTCTTCCATTAGAAATATAAATATTTTACTAGTTAATACTATCTCTACTGCTTCAAGGAAGCTTTCACCATGAGATAGATTGAAAGCTTTTCTCTCAATTGAATACGTGTCAGAGTCTCTATATCTATCAGAAATAGCATACATAGCCTCATCAAACGCTTCGCAATGTCTAATTCTAGTGGCTTTTGAATTTAATCTAGGAATATCAATACTAGGATGATATTTAGTCAATTCCATTCTATTGATAGTATCTAGTATTAAGTAGTCTATATGATTATCCAAAGTATTACGTAAAACATCAGTAGAGCAACTAATACGTCTATCGCCCCAAAGTGTATTAAGGTCTTCCTCTCCATTAATATTTCCAGCATATAGATTGAATACACTATTCCTGTATGCATAATTATATGCATCATTTAATGGAGTATGCTCACCATTGTGCATAACATTAATTTCTTGTGGTACAGCCCCGTTGTCAAAAGTAAATGGTACTACGGCAAAACTAGTCTTCAAATTTTTCATAATCTTCCTCCTTAATTTTATTTAGGCTATATACTAGCCAATTGTCAAATTTACAGATATCTTCTACCGTTAATTCAGATAGATAAGATATTTGATGTTTCTCAGGTTCAGCATTAAATATCTCAGCATCATCATGTAAAGTGACAGTATATATTAACCCTAAGTGATAATAACTTACAGAGAAGATATCATTACTTAGGGGTATTGCCCCACGGAATATAGAGCTTTTAATTTTATATTGATCTATTCCTAACTCTTCAAATAGTTCTTTTCTAATACAATCTTGAATAGTCTTATCTGTTACACTCCAATGCCCAGCAGGGAAATCATACTTTCCTTTGGTTCTATCTCCATCCTTAATCTTTTTAAGAAGAAGAGTTTCACCTTTATATACCACATTAATATATGGTATAATCTGCAGACATTTGGTATTATATTCTAGGTCAGATCTCTTTCTAGGTTTAACATTAGAGTTTATATAATATAATAATTCATCTAATCCATTAGAATTATTATACATCTCTAAAGTTAGAGCTACTATATTTCTATCTTTTAGATATAATACTACTTCATCTGGAGAACCACATGATGGTTTTAAAGTAGTAAGCTTTAAAGTATTAAGTAAAGATAATTCATAATCATTTATAAGATTATTATTATATAAATCTCTTATAACTTTATCTGAATCTGCATATCCTTTTACAAAGTTATCAAAGAATGATACTTTAGGTATAGTGCTATTGTGCTTATAATGAGTAAGTAGCATTCTTAGTTTCAATATCAAATCCATATTCTTATCCATTAATAATACCCCCTTCTTCTTTCTCTTATATGATGGCGAATATTAAATCCTTCTAATAGCTCTAAATGATATTCGCTATTATCTATACCTTGCAATAAACCTTTTAATGTCTTAATACATAATTTGATAAGCTTTACTCTATTTACTATAATATAATCTGTATACGGAATAGTAATAAAAGTATTATTTAGCTTAGTCTTCTTATCAGTTCTGACTAACTCATTACATATTAAAGGAATCATAGGTTTATTAGGGCTAGTATAGATTAACTCAATATTATGAACATCTCCGTCAAACATAGGATTACTTCTTATAGTAACATACGTTAATAAATTATAGTCAATATCATTTACAAAATAGACCATGGTATTAGCGATATATCTCGTAAGCATATCTCTCTTTATCAATATTTTCATTTAACCACTCCTTATTTTTTACTTATTAAATATTTATACTTATTCATATCCATGCCTGCAGGGTCTAGTATGAATGGTGCAACTACATCTTTAGCTAATGTATCAAACTCTTTATTATTTATTCTATTCTTTAAATCATTCTTTGTAAAGATATCTACAAAGTTATTGAAATATGATACCGTTTTTATAAATGTAGAATCTACACTATCTCCATTTAATTCTTTAAAAACTTTGATAGCATTTTGTATACTAGCATCACTATTAGCAACGTGTCCTTTCTGATGATATAGAGATATATTCATATTAGATTCTAATATCACCGATACACATGACTTAAAAGTTTCTTGATTCATTACTGGGCTACCAGATGAATTATATAATACTCCAGAATACGTACACTTTATCCAGTTAAACATCCATTCTCTTAATCCTACGATACATATTTTAGAATCTGAGAATAGATTAACATGGTATGGTATATTAGTCCTTCTTATATAATCAGATGCTAATTTTAATCCTAATAAGACACTTTCAATCTCTGTCTCATTATTAGTAGTATTTCTTAATATCCCAGTTCTATTATCTAAATAAGCTGTATTGAAATCGGAACCATGCATTATCAAAGCTCCTGTACTTCCAATAGTTTCTCCTGTGTTGAGATTCTTATATATAGAACCATCTGTAAATATATTTATTGTATCACTATTAAAAATATCATACATTGTCAACATATTTGACACCTCCTTTATGTAAGTTTTGACTTACTCGTTCATTATTATAATATATAACTAAATAAAATTATAAAAAGAAAAAAGCTGACAGTACCTCAAAGGGTACTGTCAATACTTTTTTGGAGATTATTTGTCTTGAACAGATCAGTCATACCAATACTAACTACTTTTATTTAGGGTTACTAAATTGTTAATATGGTTTATATTTATACAACTAACCTTTTTTAATAGTTCTAATACCTTTTCCTTTAAGCTTATTAAGATTATTCTTAATAGTAGCCATTTTAGCTTTTAGAAGATTTCTCTTCTTAGGATCACTTTCTTTTTGAAGTTTTAATTTCAAAGAATCTAAAACTTCCATGTGATTCTCTTCACTCTCAATAACTACAATGAATCTATCTGCTTCTACATTATAGTGCTCTGATAGTTTCTTTATAGCCATTTTCTCATCACAGAAACCTGCATGTACACGATGATATTCCATGAGCTTATGTAGAGATTCATACTCTACTAAAAGGTCATTAGTACCATTATCTGGAGCGGTAATATTTACCATTTCTTCGGTGTATAGAACTGGTTCATCCATAGTATCCATATCACCTAGTAACTCTCTTACTTCTTCAATACAAGCGTTCTCGTCTACCAATTCGATATTATTAAGTTCAACTGAAGATGCTTCTCTAAGTATTTCAAAAGTGCTTAGTGTTTCTCTCATACTCATTTTAAATCACTCCTTCTTTAAAAATGTAAATGGCTCTACAGGTTCGATTATCTTAATGTTCGAGGTATCAATCGAATACTGTGTCTTAATCTCCTGAATTCGGGTCTCCATTAATGTTTTGATTACTTCATATGGTGGTAGACGATAAACTCCACTCATATCTACATATACAAATTTTAAATCTAGAACACCCATATTTTCAGCTTCATTATAGCCTCTAGAGTATTCTAATATATTGTCAAAAATGTATAATTGTGATTCGGTCATATATGGCTCATATAAGTTTACAAACTCTTTATAATTACCAAAGACTTTATCTACTGGAATAAATAAATAACCATTCTCAGCTAACTCATGAGGAGTCTCTGCCAAAGGAATTAATCCTACGAGAAGTTTATAGTGTAAGTACATAGTCTCCTTAGCAGTCATCTCTACATCTAAATCTTCATTATTGAATCTTCGCTTATTATATACGATTCTGACGATATCTTCTAAAGAAAATGGGTCATGATGTATTTCTATTTTAATAGCAAATGTATCTAGATTATTTACATTCTCATAGAAACTACACTTATTCATATCAACATTTTCTCTTAAGAATTTCATATACTTACGATATTCAATAGACCCTCGACAGGCTTGTTTTACAGCCTTAATATATTTCTTAAAATCTTTCTCATCATCTAAATCATAATCTTGAAGATCAAACTCGGGAAGATTATCTATCTTGATAATCTCAGGCATATCAGTATTAATTATTATTTCTGAACTATCTACTATTGGGTCACGCATTTTCAACACCTCCATTAATTGGATGTTAAATGCTACAATTACAAAAAAATAAAAGAGATATGGATTATATGTCCATATCTCTTAACATTTCTTAGTATAAGAATCTACTATCTAGATTCTCTATAGCAGATAACACTTTTGATGGTTCTGAACTAATCAGAATCTCAAAATAAGTATCTATAAAATCAATAGTATTAATAGCTCTATTGTAATCTTTCTTAACAACAACTTCATCTATTAATTTTAACATAAATTCTTTTGGTAGTTCAAGTGTAACAAAAGTATTACGTTTTGAAAATCCCATATTTTCAATTAGTTGTTTTATGCTTAATTTTAATCTTTCTATAACTATTTCAGATATAAGTATCTTATCTGAATAGCTTGGAGCAAATCCCTGTGGATTAAATGATTGTCTAACGTTATTTCTATATCCTACACGGTACATTTCTTTATTATTATCCATATTAACATCTCCTTTGTTTTCAGTAGAATATTGTGATGAAGCATATTGAACTTTTCTAGCATTTTGATCACTAGTAAAATATTTTATATCACCCTCTGATGATGTATGAGGAGTGTGTGGTTCTCTAGAAATAGTATTAGGTACACCGATTGGAGATTCTGTTACATCTACCTTTATATTTTTATAGATATTTCCATCTTCAATATTTATTTTAGGACTATCTTTTATAATATTAGGTATAACGCCACCATACATTGGGTGATTTGGCATATTAGGTTGCTCTAAAGGTATATTAAGTTGTCCTTGTAAAGATTTAGTTGGATCAAATCCAAATATATCCATAGGGTCCTCCTCTTTAGGATCATCAATAGAAGATTCTTTAAAATTCTCTTCTAGAACTTTCTTAATTTTCTTATGCTTTTCAAGAAGCTCTTTAAACTCTTCTGGAGATACATCCTTTATTTCTTCTTCAGGTTCTTCTTTAGCCTTAGCACTATTAAACTCTTCTATAGTACAACAATGATCTATTAGACAAGTTATACTAGGAGTTAAAGGTATATAGTCAGCTAATGTACCTTCGTTGTATAAGTCTTTAATTATCTTAATATTTTGACGAATAGTAGTATAGTTTAAAGACTCAAAATCAGAATATATTCTTCTTGATACTTCTAGAATATTAGCAAACTTTTCTTGACTAAGTCCGTTATTTATTCTATAAGCTTTAATATTATTTACAGCATTGATATCATTGAAGTCAATATCTTCTACAGTAGATTTTAAGATATGAATATTCTTAAGATATCTAATAGCTTTATTAATATCATTACTACTATATTTTACAGTATCATCTGACATATCTATCTGCTCCTTGTCTGTGTTTGATTTATTATTGAATTTAAATACTCTTAATTGGTACTCATCATCACCATATAACATATTCAAATTTATTCTAGCCTTATTACGCTCATCTATAGTCGAAAACCATTTTCTATCTTTGCTAATAAAATTATTATAAGCTGAATATATGGAGCTTTTAATAGTATCAGTATTTTTATATAAAACACTAGTTGGTATCTTTTTAAGAGCTGCTGGTACTTCATGTATACTATTTAGATTTTTTAACTTATCATGGTTTAGTATATAATACATAGCATTTCCCATGCTATTAGTATACTTTAATAAAGCTGCATCGAAAATATTTGCTATATAATCTCTATTACAAATACAACCTAATAGATCTTGTTTAACACGTTCTTTCTTAGATTTAGTACTTATAAATCTTTCATATATTACAGCTATTCTAAAAACTGTTTTTGAATCATCATTTGAATCTATTGGAATCTTCAAATGTTCACATAGCTTAGTTACTGTTCTTTTCTCATCATTAGTTAAAGGTCTTACTGTTCTTTCTGCCATATAAATTCCTCCTTAAATTAAAACTAAATCTTCAAGTGATCTTCTTTCTAATTCTGCATATCTATTTTCATATTGTATTTTATATTCTATAAGTCTTTTTATTTTTATTCTTATAGAAGTTCTTGCTATTGGAAAGAATGAGGTATAGTATGATGAACTAATACCTGCTTCTTTAAAAAACTCATATTTATATTTGTATTTATCACTTTGCTCCAAAGTTTTATCTATAATCTCCAGAGCATAAATGCTATGTATATCAAGATCATGTAATTCTAAAAGCTCTTTAGCTTTAGTTATCATGTCGAAATATATCTTAAATCTTGGGTCTGGTAAATGTAATTTCCTTTCTATATTATCATAATTACAGATGTCTATATTAGACTCTCTTACAAAAGTTCTTCGGTCCCAACCTTTTTCTTTTCTAATCTTATATAGTTGGAATATAGCTACTACATCATCAGCAGCTCTAATACCATATAACTCTTTCATTTTATCTAATCCAGTTCTGTCCATGATTATGCCTCCTAAAATAATAAAAATTGAGACTACTATTTAGTAGTCTCGTCATCATCTGTATATGAACGATATTCTGATATAGATATTCTATTTCCAGCGAAGTCATTAAACCAAAATTCAGCATGAACGCTGTTTAAATTCTCGTCATCAAAAGAATATCCTTTACCATCTAGAAAATCAAATACTTGTTCATCAGAAGTTATCTCTTCTATCTGAACATGCTCTAAACAGTAATTATAAGTATTAGATTTGCATTCTATACAGATACTAAGTTTAATATTTTCAGCTTTAGGTTTTATTATAACACTTTCAATTCTTTCGATATCATAATAATCCTTAGCAGTTTCAATAAAAGGAAGTTTTGTTGTAGCTGAAACTTCTACCTTTATACACTTATCTAATAAATCCTTTAAATTTTTTTGTTGATTTGGAGTTATTCTGCCTATTGGTAATAAATGGTATGTTCTATTATAGCACATAGAACCAGCATCTTCTCTGTTATCAATCTTTAATACAGCACACCAAGTATTATCATATTTTACAACATCCATTTTTTATTCCTCCTTAGAATTGTCAAATGTAAAAGGTATTATCAATGGAGAAAATTCAGAAGATTCTCCAAGAAAATCAATATCAATATACTCCCTTTTATCTGGCTCATCAGTATATGTATATATACCAATTCTACCATCAGGTTCTTCAGATAGTTCTAATAACTTAGGCTTATATTCATTCGGAACTATAAACCTTCCACTAAAGTTTACCCATACTCGGTCCTCGATAGAAGCATAGTAATCATCTCCAGCATCTGCTTCTCTAGAATCTACAGTAAAGAAGTTATCACTTTCTACAGCAAATCTAGAATCAGCATATAGTGCTGGAACTTCTTCAAATAATATAACATGTTCAAATGACATATCTCCATTTCTTTTGTTCATTATTCTGTGTTGTAACTGGTCGAATATCTCGAAGTTCATTATAATCACCTCTTTCATAAATATAATATATGTCTAGATTTATTTTACTAATCTAGGTTCGTCATGTATACCACCCCATTGTCTATATAGAGGTATTACATTTTCTTCAAAAGCATCATCTTCAATAGGTATTAGATTTTCAAAGAAATTATCATTAGCAGTACATCCACCATAATCTTCTCCAATATATAATATTATTGCATTTGGATTATATTCTCTCATAGTCAATAAAGCTTCATACATATTATTATCCATATAAGCCCATGAGCATATTATTATATCTACATTATTATATTTCATTATAGCATCATTTGCACTAAGTTTTTCTACCTCAGTCCATTCCTTTTTAAATCCCCAAGAAGATTCTTTTATATCAGTAACAGCTACTACATTAACACCTTCATCTTTTAAAGACTTGGATATATATCCTGTACCAGCCATTATTTCTAATACTGATCTATCTCCAATCCATTCAGAAAGAGCTTTAATAAAATTCTTTGTAATTAGAGCAAATCCAGCAGCTTTTATAAATATATCTCTTTCTTCAAGTGCCCATATATTATCCCTAATATCATCTATTAATTCTTGTTTATCTGCTAACTCTAATACCTTTTTTATATTATCCACAGATTCTTCTCCTTCTTCAGTATATATACCATTAGAATTCATTCTCATTTCAATATCTTTTTCTTCTTCAACTTCCTTAGGATTTAGTATAATATCATCACTTAAAACAATACTTGCCCTTGCCATCATATCCATTACCGTTTTAGAATATATACTCATTATATTTCCTCCTTAAAAATTATAGTATTCATCATAGTTATAATATATATCTGGAATATATTTACAAAAAAATAAAAACGTAGGCAATTAAGCCTACGTTTAATATTTGATTTATTCTACTATTTCGTCAATGTCTTGTGCTGCAGGGTCCATATACTTAGGATTTAAATATGAGAAGATTATTGAACCTTCTTCTGTCACTAGAACATTCTTAACTCTATCACAAGTCTCAATATCTTCTAATAATTCTCTAGCTATTAGTCTTATCTCTGCTTGAGCATGAGAACCAGTTCTAAGCTCTAAGAATCTAATGAAATGTCTCATAGTGAATGTCATATAGAATCTAGTTCTAAGACCTTGAGGTAATAGATATCTAGCATCTTCTTTATGAATTCCTTGCTCTCTAAGTTCACCATATACTATAGATAGTTTTTCTCCAAGCTCTTGAAGAGTTACATCTCCATAAGCTTCAGTATGATAAATCTTATCTGGATCAAATCCTTCTTTGAACTGTAAAGGTTCAATAAACTCAATTCCTCTAGAGTCTACATATCTTTGAGACTCTTGACTGATACCATTTCTATGTCTAGTAAACTGCTGAGAAATGATTCTTGATACTTTAGTAAAGAATACTGTTATAGATACCATATCCATCATATCATCAGCATTGTATAGGGGCTCTCCTATCATATTATTAACTTCTGATAGAATAAATTCTAACTTATCTACATTCTCTATAGTATAAGTATCTTTTACTCTAGGAGCCATGTCATGCATATTCTCTCTAGATATAATAAGCTCACTATCAGTAAACTTATTGTAAGGCATAATACCAGCTTGAATGAAATCGAAGAAGTATTCTTTGTGTAAATCATGCATAGTGTGAAGTAAAGCTCTAGCCGCAGGATTATCTTGATTATTAATATTTCTGATAAGCATCTTATATCCTCTAATAGATCCACCAATTAGATGATATAGTTTTCCATCAGACGCTTTCTTAGTTTTAATATTTAGATAATGAGCAGCTTCTGCAAATTCAGCCCATATCTCTTCTTCGTCTGGTGCTTGAGGGAAATTATCTATCATAAGAATAACTATATTACTATGCTCTAGAACACTCTCATGTCCTTCTTTAACTTTATTCTCAATATATTTAAGCTTTCTCTCTAGTGTCGGTTCCTCTTTACCATTATAGCAAAGTTTGCAAGCATCATTTACCAATCTTACATTAGGGTTCTGGTACAGTATAAATCCTTCATATCTCATTACATATCTCTCCTTTTATAATTTAATTGACTATGAAAGTCATATTACTAATAAGTTAAAACACTAAATAGTTACTAATAATTCATCAATACTATTAATAAATTTAATAGTATTATTTAATATTTCTAAGATATCATCTTTATGACCATACTCTTTCTCTTTTAAGAATTCTATATCTATCTTAAAGATACTACAGTATTCTTTAACAAGAGAACGCATCTCTAAATCATCATTCATGAATCTCAGGTCGTCTAATAAGGCATTATTAAGACACGCTAAAAATAATTTGATAGCCTTATAAGTACCTCTCTTACCAGAGTTAAGACGTACATTAAATACTAATCTATTTATAGCATAATCCATATCTACGCTAACAGATGCTGTAAAATCAGTCATCTTTAAACAAGCACTTTCTAGAATTTTTAAGAATGGAGCTGTGAATATTAGACTATCCATCTTCAATACAATCTCTTTTTCTTTTAACTCTATAGCTATGATATCATACATTGGATTAGCAAACATGATATAATGATTTAGGATCATTAATAGATTCTTACTCTTGAAATGAATAATATCATCTGCTTTAACTCCTGAATTGATTAATTGATAATCATTAGTAGTTTTTAATAATCCTTCTGATATAGCTATCTCTTTATATTTGTCTATTTTACTATTAAAGTCATATGGCGATGTCTTAAGTATATTCTCCAATTTAGAATACACATCCTCTCTTTTTGGTATTGTAATACTATCATATCTATTTTCTTCTAACAATTCTCTGTTATTATATAATATAGAGGAATTCAATATATTATCTACAAAACGAAAATCGTTATAATGTCTTATAGCAAATTTAATCCAGTCTAATAATCTCAACTATATACACCTCCTTATTGTAGGATATTATGATAATGTTTCTATATTGGTATAAATGTACTTGGAATGGTTAGAACTTTATAGTAAAGTATATAGGGTAATTAAACTATAAGGAGGTGTTTATTAAATGAAATTTAAAGTGGTATTTTCTGCAATTTCAGATCTATTTGAAGTTAAAAGACAGATGTTACAAGTAATGAAAGATTATCCAGGGTGTGAGTTTGTATCGTTATTTATGCCTCCAGATTTAGTTAAATATCTAGGGGTGAATGAAAGTATATCTATGATGTTGAATACTTTTAAGAATCATGAATTCTATATAAAGGCTAAGAGTGTAGAAGAATATAGAGATAAGTTAAAGACTGCTAGATATGAACTAGAAGAATATTGTGATAAGGTTCTTATATTAGATAGTGGTTTGACTCCTGGTATGCAAAAAGAAATTGAGACATTTAGTAATGGAAAGGTATTGGTGAGATAATATGGGTATAATTAATGCTTCTGTAAATGTAAAAGATAAGATTGAAAATCTTCTAGCTAAATATAGAGATGAATATACTCCTGCAGTATATAAAGAGTTTAAATCTAGAGTAGCTGAGATATTTAATGATTTCTTAGTAGGTAGAATAGATGAAAGAGATTGTGTAATTAGAATTACTGCAGTTGATTCGGAGTTTAGTAGATGTTTTAATAAAAAGATAAAAAAATAAAAGAAATGGAGTATCCTTTAAGGATACTCCAATACTGTTTTATTTTAATACCATATTAAAGATAATTCAAATTCTCTATATGCTTCTATACTGCTTTGTACTTCATTCTTTGATATTATATTATTTCTAGATAATGTATAATTATTAGATGTCTTTATTGTATCTAATATTCCATTACCTTGTCTTACTAATCTCTCTATATAATAAGTACTATTCAACATGTATAATCTCTCCTTTAGAATTAATAATATTTATAATATCTCCGTCATATTCAGTAATAGCGTTTATATATCTTCTTCTATTTCTATTTAATGCATTATTAAAATTTATAGCAATAGATATTAATTTTAAATTATTGTGTATTTCTGGTTTTGATATAATAGTATTTCTAGATAATGTATAAGTTCTTTTTATATTGTCTAATATCTTATTCATTCTATCTATGTCATAGTCTTCTCTTAGTAATTGATAATAAGATTTACTTATTGTATTCATATTTTTACCTCTTTTCTCTCTAAAACCCTGTTTTTAAACACCCGTTTTTCGGGGTAGGGTGTTCCTTACAATACCTAGTAGTTCGTTTAGGGATTTAAAAATCTCTAAAATCTAAATAAGTGTCGTTTTCCCTTCGGGAAAAGATCTAAAAGGCTGTTGGTTGTCGAGGGGAACGGAAATTTATTTAATTTTAATTAGTGTTTTTTATTCGTCTGTGTATTGAGTAGTTGGTTTATGTTAATTAAGTTTTAGATCTATTTTTTATCGAGTTACTGGTTTTGTGGGTTTTCTTAGTGGATTGTCTTGGGGGTTATCCGTAAACGGTTCCCCTTAAGGGGATGTTAGTAAAACTGTATAAATTTACAAAAATATTGTCTATTTAAAGTTTACCCAACATCCATTTACACAAAAATCTTCTCTATTTTCTGCAAACTTCTTAAGGAATTTAAGAGTACAACCTACATATGCAGCTACATCTTTATAGTTATCAAACCAGATGTATTCATTCTCTATAGTATCTCTTACCTTTACTCTTTCCTTAGAGAACTTTTTAGCTCTCTTAATAGGTTTTAAATTAGTAATCATTAAATTACTAGGATTATCATCTTTAAATCCTACATAATAATTACTAGCATCGTAGACTTCTGGATAAGGTTCAAACAATTCCATTATTAAATCATGTGGTTTTGCTACTTGACTATCTGGAAAAGTACCCATAATAAAATAAGGATATCCATTCTTATTTACCTTTACCTCTACATCTGTAAAATTGTGAACGCCATATCTTACTTTTCCAGTATTACTGATATGGTAATAATTATCTGGAGGAATACTTTTCCATTCCTCGATTACAAAAGGTTCAACTGGTTCTTGTTTAGACATTGAATAATCACCTCTCTTTCAATTATATAATATATAATTGTAAAACTTAATGAAATTAATGATATATTATAACTGTGAATAAGAACTAATTCTGGTTCTTAAAAATATAAACTTGGAGGTTTTAATTATGAAAAAATTCGAAATGACAGTAAACAATAACGAGGTTAGAAAAGAGTTAAAAGTTTTCATTGATAATCTTATAAATGAAATAAATAAATATTGTAATGACAAAGATTATGTCGTTACTAACTTAGCAAGAAAATATATTAACCAAGAGGCTAAAGCGTTATTAAAACGTATAGATTCTGAAGAAGTATTATTTCTTGAGCTTACTACAGAAGCTCAGTTATTCTTTGAGAAATTTGAAAATTTCTCTGAAGAAAATCAAAAGATGTTACAGCTAGTAAGTATCATTAATGATACTTGTTTATATGGTATGGATGGAGAAATGCATGAGATGTTGCTTGAAGGTATAATTGAGCAATGTCAAATGAGAATTTTAACTAATAAAGAATACCAGAAATATTTGGTATGTAAAGTAAAGAAAATAAAAGAGATGTAGGCATAATGCCTACATCTTTATTTTTTATCTGTTAATACTTTTGATGGATTTATACTCATATAATAGTATTCTGAATCTTCATCTGTTTTCTTAAAACCATACTTATCATATACATGTTTTGCTATATGATTATCTTTGGCTACAGCTAAAGAGTTTACATTTAAAGTTTTTACAGCATAATCCAATAGTTCATAAGACAAACCACGTTTACGATAAGCAGGATTAATTTTTAAATTTTCAATATTTTTCCCATCCCACCAATCAAAAACTGTAAACTCGGCAATAACTGTTTCTCCATCTTTCCATATATATTTTATTCCAGGTGTTTTACCGAGTCTAATATTATGACTTGTCATCTTTATTTTTTTATTTAAATTCATCATCTAACTTAACTCCTAAGATATCTCTTACCTTTCTAGCTAATTCTATAGCAACTTTATTAGAAGCAGCATGTAGCTTATAAGAAGGTGTCTGTCTAGCATCTATAGAACCAAATGTAGCAAAAGCATCTATCTTCTCTTCAGGTCTAAAGTCAGTATATGGTTCTTGACCTATAGGGAATATATCTTTTACTATACCTTTAACTGCTATAAAGAATGTAAGCTTATCTCCAACAGACATAATATCTTTATATCTAATATAGAATTCTATAAGAACTCCATCTCTAGCATTCTTTAATCTTCCTGTAGGATCTAGCTTATAGTCAGACTCTTCAAATCTATTAGCATGTTTGATATCATACTTCTTCATTATAGCTTTTAATTTTTTTGTCTCTTTCTCAGATTCCATGACAGCTTTCTTTAGAGTAGGAGATAATTCCTCTAACTCAACAGTTCTAACTAGGTTTACCTTCTCTACAGTACCAGTATATTTTGACTTAGTAGGAGTTCTTCCTAGGTCTGTAACTTCTCCTTCGTCATCTACAAGATTCTTAAGCAAGAAGTTTACATCTTCTTCATCAAAACTATTTTGTACTACGACTAAAGATTCACCCTCTTGGATAGATTGTCCAGCTTTAACCATATTATAGATATTAGCATTCTTACCAACAGCTTTTTCTTTTTTGATTATTACATCGGTAGCCATTCTATTACACAATCTATCAGATACAATAACAGAATCCTCAAATCCATCATCATTATTTAATAGAGCTACCTTAATCATAGGTCCAATAGTAAGAGCTATATTATCATTAGGTCCAGATTTAGAAGAATAACTAAATGGGTCATAAGCTACAATATCATTAGCTTTAACCTTATCACCCTTCTTAACATTTGGAACTAATTTAATATTAATATAGATACCAGCAGAAGAGTTCTTTCTAATCTTAGTTCTAAGATCTACAAACTCTGGATCTTTATTCTTATACTTGATTATCATATAATCTTCAGTAAGTTCCTCTATAACTCCATCATCAGCAGCTTTATGAGAGAAAGTATTACTTAGCATATAAGGTAAAGCTTCATCTGCTCCAGTAGTAACTAGACATGGATCTGCATCATATACTCTCATCATATGTTTTATCTGAGATAAGTTCATAGAAGTTCTTGGAGGGTCATCATGATTAACTCCAAATACTGTAAGAGCCTCTGACATAGATAATGACTTAGTAACATTTATATCTTCTGGGTTATTGGTAGTCTTAATTAATCCTAGAGAACCTTCTATATTCATATCTATAGTAGTTTGTCTATTAATACCAATACCAGGACCCTGAGGAGTACTTAGAGCTACAAGGTTAACCATAGAAGGATCGAATCTACGTTTATCTATACTATAAGCTCTTTCACTATTCATACCACTTGGTCCTCTATAAGATACTGTATTTATAGTCTCTGCTTCTAGTACTGGAGATAAGTCAGATACATCGGCTGTAATATTAAGAGTAAGTAACTCTTTTACAGCAGCATTCTCATCCATAGTAAACTTAACATCCTTACGTCTTCTTTTTAACTCAGTCTTATATTGACCATAGCTTCTAGCAATAGATTTATATGCACATGCAGCTACAATCTCATTAACGTTTCTATATCTAACAGTATTCATATCAGTATGTCTACTATACTTAGTATCTGCTAGAGTATCTGAAGCATATAATAAAAGTTGTACATAATCTGTAGGCATATTATAATATTCTAATACCGCCTTGGTTCTAGAATCTATCATTTGCTCGTAGAAATTCTCTAAACCATCGGCTAATATACGTCCACCAAACTTATCTAAGAAATCTAAATACATAGACATATTATCTATATCTTTGATACTATAGTCTTCTGTATTACACTCCTTAAGACCATTCATTAATAGAGAAGATTCATACGTTACATTATATACAAGATATCCATCATTGAATTTAATAACATCTTGTTTATTCTTATCTATATTAGGTCTAGTATCAGATATATAATACTTAATAGCTGCTTTCTTTAATACTACTTGTAAACCTTCACTGAAAGCTACAACTACTACAAGAGGAATCTCGTTATTAAGTATACTTACCTTAGAATATTGATATTTCTTAGCAGGTTTAGTCTCATCATATAGAGCTTGGAACTTAGGATCATTCTCTACTAATATCTTTAATAAAACTTCACTATAAGTTTCATCATATTTACAATATATAATATCCTTACCATCATATCCTATAGGGAAAGAATCTTTCTTATCTTTAATCTTATCTTTAAATTTAGCTCTAAAGTCTTTCTGATTAAAGTATAGAGTAGTTTTACCAACTCTAATATTAGAATAGTTCTCTGCTAACTCTACATAGTCTATCGGTAATTCATAAGAGATATTAGCCTTAGTACAATCACCATTTTTAATCTCTATACTCTTATGGGTTATATCTATCTTATTTAAAGCTTTAATCAATCTATCAGATACTACATAACCACGAGGTCCAAATCTAGATATAAACATCTTATTGTAATTAGATACTATCTGTACTGTATCTGGACCAGTCTTAACAACTGGAAGTAACATCCATTGACCATTGATACTCTTCTTATTACCTTTAAGCATTAAGAATTTACCATCAACCAACTCAGGAATATTCATCTTAACAGTAAATCTCTTACCATTATTATCTTCAAGCTCAAATATATAAGTACTTATATAATCTTCACTTGTAGAATTGTCTACTACTTCTACGTTTCTGATAAATATTGGATTAGATTTATTATCATCAGATAATTCATTCATAAATGCCATTATCTGAGCACCAATCATTTCATTATCATTACCAAAGTTAGTAGACCTTAATTCATTCCATTCTTCATTGATAGTATCTACTCTACCTTCAAGCTTTAGAGGTTCTATAGGTTTATTTACATAAACATCATTTAGAATCTTCTCTATAGGTTTATCGTTAAGAGTTTTCTTTTTTAGTTCTTCTTTTAATTGAGAGTTTCTTTTAGATCTCGCTGCACTGATTTTAACAGTATTATCTTCTATATCATTTACATCTAGAAGTAATTGTTTTAACTTCTCATCTTTCTCTATTTGCTCTTCAAGCTCTGTAGCAGACTTAGAAGTTACAGCAGCATCTTCTATACGTTTTACAACAGCGTCCTTAGTGGTAGTACCTGTTCCAGTAAGATTATTGATTTTAATATTATTATCTGTCTCTATCTTATCTATTACAGTAGCTACGAGAGACTTATTTGATTCTCTATTATCATTTTCATCTGGAGTATTATTTGGGTCTATAATTCTATTAATCAAAGTCATAAACTTATTTAAATCTTTCTTCTCTATATTATTGAAGTTTATAGTAAAATATCCTCCAGGTCCATAGAATAAGAAAGGTGTATCTTTCCAACCAGCTTTAAGTCTTTCTAAATCTGTTTGAATAAGTCTATATATAATTGATATAGGGTTTATAGTCTCAGTATACTTTTCTATATTAACATCTTTAATGATTTTAGACCAATCATCTACAGGAACAAATATAGTCTTCTTAGTATATCCGTTATCTGCTAATCTAGTATCATTAAAGAATCTTGTAATAAAATCAAAGTATAAGTCTAAACCTTTATTAAGCTTAAGCATATTATTCTTAAAGAAAGCTTCATTATAATAATAGAAATCAACAAAGATATTATATCCTTTATATTTTTCATATTGGATATAAGTCTTATTTATTATAGGACAAGATTCTTTAATCTTATCATGTATAATAAATATCTCTTTAGGTTTTCTAAACCTTTCACTATATAGAATCTTTCTTAGAAGTTTATCATGCTCTATAGAGCCTTCTTGTATAGACTCTTCTATTCCAAGTCTATCATTGAATAGTATTAGAGTTCTTCCACCTTCTGGATGTGGAACTGATATATAGTTCTCTGTAACTATATTATCATCTATCATCTTAGAGATATCATATTTACCACCCTCTAATATATTAGCACATTCTAATACTGATTCAGATATGCCTTGAGAGTTTATAAAATGAGTTATGTCTTTCTCTATATAATAACCATTATGATATTTATTAATAAACATCGGATTATTAATAGTATTTATAGATGATTTTATATTAGGGCTAAGTAATAAGATAGCACTACCTTTACGTTTGTCTTCTAAATTAATTGGCAAGTGAATAGGTTTCTTATATATTATAAGATTCTTTAACTCCTCCAAATAAATCATAATATCGCCTCCTTCTTTAATGATTTGTTGCAAGAGTAAAGCTATATGGGCAATATACCCATATAGCGTTTAATTAAAAGTTGTAGTTATAATTTACATTTCTATTAGGTTGGTCTCTATAGAACCCATCCACTTCATGATCAATCATATCTATAATGAATTGTAATTGATCAGCATCTTTTTTATCTTTAACTTTACCTCTAACTCTAATAGCTTGAAGTTTTAAATCTTTTAACTTCTTTATATCATTAGCAACACCTACAGCATGAACTATACTAATTATAGATGTTACTAAAGCAGCCACTAGTGCTAATATACCTACTAGTGGAATTGCTAAAGTAAAAGCACCTACAATATATAGACCTAAACTTGCAAGAGCATAACCTTGTGCTAAAGATTGTTTTTTATCTTTAGAAGTCTTTACATTTAATAGATAATTTTCTGCATCTCTAGTAAAGTCTTTTACTGTCTGGTCTGCTCTAACATTAAATTCTGCCTCTGATAAAACATTTAAAGCATCGGTATCTTTCAACCAATCATATTTTTCTAATACAGATGACATACCTATATATACTCTAGGGTTTGTTACGCTATTACCAAATATAGCCATAATTAAAAACCTTCTTTCTTCATTATATTTTATTATTGTGTTTTAACAATATAATACACTGAGTCGTAATTAAACCAAATGCTATAGTGGTAAAAATATATTATTAATTACCATATAACGTTATAGTAATGATTGATGCTGAAAAGGAGGAATTAGCATGAAAGATGAAAAAACAGTACAATTCATACAAGAATTAACTAAAATGACCTATGCTGAATTACAAGATTATATAATTCAGAAAGGACAAAAACCTAAACCAGTATCACCATTTTACTTTGATAATAAGTTATTACACCAATAACTTTATTATAATACAAATATGAGAGTTTATTCTTATATTATTTTATATCAAAAAAAGGAGAGATTAAAATGAGTCAAGTTAAAGATTTATTAAAAGACATTAAAGACAACTTGTCACAACAATCAGCATCTGCTAAGGATGAAGAAAGAGTAATGAGAGCTATGCTTAATGACAAAGAGTATTCAGTGGATGTATACGATAAGTCAGGTGTAGTAGGAACTTTTTGTCCTTCTCAAGCAGCAAGAGAAATGTGCTCATCTGTAATAGCATCATCTGTAGGAGTAACTAAAGATGAAGCTGCTAAGATTATGGAAGATCATACTTTCAAAAAGTCTGAAGCACAGGCTATGGTTGATATCTCTAAAGAGTTTATCAACACTTATATCGAAACTGGAAGAAAACTTCCTCTAGGTGGAAGAGAAACTTCTAACGTATTTCTTTCTAAGAAAGAAGTTAAAGAAGGATTTGCTACTTATCCTAAGAAAGTTGGTATTTCTCCAGACGGACAGCCTATGTATGAAAATGGAAAAGCTCCAATCAAACCTCATACTTCTATCAAAGTTCAAAGTAAGACACCAAGCTGGTTATAATTGTAATAAATGTTAACTTATTTTTTTATTCGCTCTTAATTTCAACAAAATTTAGCGAATGGTAATTTATTTTAATTTGATCACATTATTATTGTAGTATATCCAATTATGATAATAATATTTTATTCATGCACAATATATGGTATTTAATCCTCTAACCCTTAGTTGGGTTAGAGGGTCTTTTTTGTCTCCCGTAACACTTTATTAAAGCGAAAGGAGGTATGATAACGTATGACGAATGTTCAAGAATACATCAAGAATATTGGTAAATCCGTTGTATATGCCACGGCTGATGTAGTTAAAAGCTACAATCCAGTTATTGCAGATACTGTAGAGACAAACCAAGAGTTATTTAAAGCTGTTGCATATGCTGTTAGCGACCATAAACTAATAGCTAGAAAGACACATGATTATATCAAGAATAGTAAATTATATGAAGCTGCAGACCAAATGCATAAGAGTATAATTGAAGACATCACTACTGGTAAACTATATAACCCTGAAAGAAAAGCTAAGATAGAACAAAAGGCTATGGGATTAGATAGTTGGAATGAAGATATGGATATTAGCGTTGATTTTGACAGCGATGATGATATGTCTTTTGACGATGATGATATGAGTATGGATGAAGATTACTTAATAGATAATATAGATGCTAGTAGTAAAGCTAATGCAGAAATGATTTCTTCTACTGTGGCTAGAACTAGTGAATATATCGTTGGTAATCAAAGACAATTATATGAGCATAATATGCTTATTAATATGAGAGCGTTTAAAGATATCAATGGCTATCTAGATGCTAGTAATCAAAATATAAGTAAACTTGTAGAATTTAATAATAAAGGAATGTCTACCTTTATAGATAATAGTAAAACCTATTATGAAACTACTACAAAGACTTTATCAGAGATTAATGCATTATTAAAAGAAAGTGTAGAAATGCAGAGAAATCAATATAAGAGTTCTCAAGGCGAAGATACATCTTCTTCTAAAAGGATAGACTATGATGACATAGTAACTGCTAGTGGAGCTATAAGCTTCTCTGAATATTTTAAGAATGTTGCAAAGAATATGAAGAATGAGTCTGGCGTACTTGGAGCTATGGGTGATATGTTTGAAGGTGGTAATACACTAATGGCATTAACTGCTGCTCCGTTAGAATTCTTACCTAGAATGCTAGTTACTAAAATGATAGGAGAGAACTTTAAGAAAAGTTCTGATAAGTTAAATAAATCTATATCAGGATTCTTTAGTTCTGCTTTATCTTTCTTTAATGACTTAAAGCAAGAAGATAACTTCTTATCACGTATCGGTAATATATTTGGAGTAAATAATAGATTAAGTACTTCTATAGATACTTCTAAATATAATAAAGGTGCTGTAGCATGGGATGGTGTAGCTAAGAAAGCTCTAACTGAAGTTATTCCTGGATTATTATCTAAAATACTTGCTGTACAATCTGGAAAGAATGAATTAGTCTATGATTATGAGTCTGGTAAATTCATGGATATTACAGATGTAAAGAAGATGAAACAGGATAAGATTAGAAGTGCTGCAGAATCTGGTGCTGGAGATGTCAGAAGAGAAATGACTGATATGTTAGAGAAGTTTACATTCTCTAGTATAGAGCAACAAAAGAGAATGGAAGAAGATATGCAAAAGTTCTTCCAATATTTCTTAACTAGTGGTAGAAGATTTGACCCTAGAAGAGATAGCTCTGATTATGATTTAGATATAAACTCTGATAACTATGATAAGATAGTTAGAATGTTTAAAGGTGCTAAACGAGAGTCTCAAATGAACTTCGATAGAGGTATGATGGAAGCTCGTACTAGACTTAATAAAGACTTTGAAGCAGAGAATGCTAAAGGTACTAGCTTATTTGCCTTTTTAGAGAATAACTTTAAAGGTGGAGAGATAGTAGATGAAAAAGGAAGAGTTAAAAAAGGAGCTATTAATAGAAGTACTGATAATTCTTTTTTAGAAACTAAAGATAGTTATGGGAATAATATATTCTTTTATCTTAATAAGATTACTGCTACTCTATTAGAAGGTATTAAAGTCTATAATGTCGGAGGAGCTGGAAATTATAGACCTAGAAGACAAGGTATTGTTGATAGTAGAGGCAGATTAATTGATTCTACTAATAATCCTATATTAGATAGAGATACTAATATAAACAACTATATTTATCAACAAGACCCTGAAGATTCTAAGAAAGAATCAGATGCTCGTTCATTTGAATATAATAAGAATAGAAAGAAAGAGAAATATAATATTATTGAAGAATTAGATCAAATGTCTCCAGAAGATTTCGGTTATGTTTTATATACTAAGATGGATACTGAATCTAGAATAGAAAAAGCAAAAGCTGAATCTGAAAAGAAAGAAAAACGTAGTTGGGGTGGAAAGTTCCTAGAGACTATGGTTGGAACTAGCTTAATGGAGAAGTTTGATAATGTAACTAAGGCTATGACTGATATCTCAAATAAACCATGGGATTTCATGGCTAATATGATGGATAATGTAGACCTTAGATTATATGAAATCATGTATGGTAAAGAGCAAGTTAAGATGTATAAAGGTGAGCATGTTAGAGGTTTTATGGATATGCTTGTTGTTGAGATGAAACAGACTTTCTCTAACTTAAATGAATGGTTAGAAGAAACTATATTTAAACCAATGCAAGAGAATTTATTTCCTAAGTTAGAAGAGTTTGGAGATACCTTATTAAGATTTACTGGAAGCGATATGACAGTAAAAGATATGCAAAAAGGTGTTGGTAAATTTTTCTTTGGAGATAAAGATGAGAATGGTGATTATGTATCGACTTCTGTATTTAGTGATATCTTCCATCAAACTAAGAGTGATCTATTTGATATAAAGAATGATATTATTGGTGCTCCAACACAAATAGCTAAGATTACTAAATTAGCAGAGCAATATATGTATGACCCAACTAAAAGAAATGAAATAGACCAGTCTATAGTATTAGATAAAATGCTACAAGCTTTAGTTAAGTTTCATCCAAGAAGCTCTAAAGAAACATCATTAGCAAAGAATATCAAATCTATTATAGATGACGTTGATCCCAGGGACCCTCATAAAGCGATTGTCGCTGTACTTCAAGAGATTGTTCGAAATGGATATGCTAAGAATGATACATTAATGGCAGTAGTAAAAGAGAAAACTACTGGAGCTATGAATTATACTTTTGGTAATCAAGATGTATTTGCTAAGATACAGAAGACTCTTCTATCTAGTAAATTAGATGCTAATCAAGAATTGACTGATACTAAAGGTATAGATAAAGATAAGTTTACAGTATTATCTGGAGTAGTATATAAACATCTTCATGGTATTGATAAAGGTATGAATATATCTACAGCTAAGAAACTTACTGCTATTACAGAGATTCTTAATGAGCTTAAAGGTATAGATGCTAATAATCAAGATGAAGCTGCTTTAAAAACTGCTTTATTTACTTGCTTTAATGGTATGAAAGAAGAAGCTCAGGTTAATAAAGCTTTAGTGAAATTCATAAATCTATTAAGCAAAAATATACATGTAGCTTCGGCTACATTATTAGCTCCTATAGCAAGTAAGTTAAGTATGAAATCTGCTAGTGTTGCTACTGGTGCTGATATGCCTATAGATTTAAGTTCTATTAGCCCTGCTTTAATTAATCCTGTTGATAATTTAATGACTACTGGCTTAGGATTAAATACTATAAATAGAGAAGGTATTGATAAAACTGATGTAGAAGATACTGTTAGACCTAAAAGTGTATTTAATACTGAAGGAAATACTCCTCTAGAAAATCTTATGCAGTATTTTAAAGACCTTCCTGAACATGCTGATGGTGCTAGTTTTATCCCTAGAGATAATTACCTTGCAAGTCTACACAAAGGTGAAGCTGTCGTTACTGCAGATGCAAATGCTTTAATTCCTCAAATGTTTGAGAAGATTTCTGCTATTGCAGATTCTATGGCTCCAAATATTAAGGATAAAAAGAGATTGTCTAAAACTGAATATAATGAAAAGCTTTTAGCTCTTATAGAAGCTGAAGTATTAAAGTCTGTACCAAAGACTGAAAAAGATGGTGAAGATAAAGAGAAGATATTAAGTATCATTAAAGACTATTCAGATACACAACAGGCACTAAATGATATAGCTGAAATTAGTGGTAAAAATATCTCTAAAGGAAAGAAAGATACTCCTTCTTTAGCTACACAGGTAGGAGAAGAAATGCATTCTATGATGGGTTCTATCAAGAGAGCATTATTCGGAACTACTAAAGAAGAAGAAGTAGATAAGAAAGTTAATGAAGATTTAGAAGAAGTTGTTAAAGATGCTAAGAAGAATTTCAAAGACTATCTTCCACATTTAGGTTCTGGTGCTATAATTGGTGGAGGTGTTGGTGCATTAGCTGGACTAGTGGGAGGACCTTTAGCTTGGGCTGGTATTGGTGCTGGAGTTGCATTCCTTAAGAAGAGTGAATCTGCACAGAAATTCTTATTTGGTGATAAAGATTTAGAAGGTAATAGAAAAGGCGGTCTAGTTACTAAAGATATAATAGATACTTTTAATAAGTATATGCCTGGTACTAAGAAGTCTGCTATTACTGGAGCTGCTCTAGGGTTATTACCATTTACTCCTTTTGGTGTTGTTGGTGGTCTTATGGGTGGAGTAGTATATAACTTTGCTAAGAAGAGTGAAGGAGTTCAAAACTTCTTATTTGGAGAAGAGGATGGATTATTAGGACCTAAAGCTAAACAGTTCATAGAAGGATTATTACCTAGAGGAATTGCTGGTGGTATTGGTGGAGCTTTAGCATTAAGTGGACCTTTTGGTCTAGTAGGCGGTATTACTGTCGGTGCTGCTATAGGTATGGCTACTAAGAGTCAGAAGTTTACTGAAATGCTTATTGGTAAAGAAGGTAAGGACGGTAAACTACATGGCGGTATGATAGGGTTTATAAGAGAGAAAGCTTTAGACCTTAAATTCTTTGTAGTAGAAAACATGCTTAAACCAGTAGCTCATTCTATAAAACCTCTTGCTAAAGAAGTTGGACATCTAGGAAAAATGATTGTTAAAGGAGTAGCCGAAAAGGTAGGAGAAGTATTTAATGCTGTATTCGGTGACAAATTTTCTCAAGGTATGGAAAAATGGATTTTTGGACCTATGAAAAAAATAATAGATGGTGCAGGAAGTTTCCTATTAAAAGGTTTAGGCGATTTTGTTACAAGTCCATTTAGAGTACTAGAACATTTTGAACAACAATTACGTTATAATCAGATTCTTAGAGATATGAAAGATGGCAAGAAAAGTTATTCCGATAAAGAAATTGAAGAAACTTTCAAGTATATGGATGAGAATTCTGCTGGAGGATATAGAGGTGCTATTACTAGAGGTTATAAATCTAGAAAATTATCCGAAGCAAATAAAGCTCAAAATAATACTAAAGAAGAACCAAAAACTGTAGAAGAAGCTATAAGTGAAACTACTGTATCTAATGAAAAAATAGCAGAGAAAACTCATGGTTTATTAGAGAGAATTCTATATGCTATTAAAGGAGAATCTCATCCTGAAGATGGAGCTAAAGAAGCTGCTAAATCTGCTACTGATAAGGTATTAGATAAAGGTAAAGATGCTGTCACTCCTAATATACCTAATGATTTAGAAGCTAAAGCTCCTGAGACTGCTTCTATGTTGACTCCTTACGGTGAGCTTAAGTTTAAGAGAGACTATAAAGGAACTCTTAAACCACTAAATAGTGAAGTTCAAAATAGATTAGAATCTGAAGAGAATAGAGATAATTCTTTCCAAGATAAACTATTAGAAGTAATTGGTCATAAGCCTAAAGAGAAGAAAGAAGGAGAAGAAAAAGAGGGTGGCATATTTGATATGCTCAAAAACCTTGGTGGACCTTTGGTTCAATTTGGTGGAGCAATGTTAAAGATGGCTCCTGCATTACTAGTAGCATTACCATTACTACCAGGATTATTCAATGATTTATCTAAACTAGTTAGTATGATGGGTGGTGGAGATGCTGATGGTTCTCTAGAAGGAGATTCTATAGCTGAAGGTGGAACAGAATTTTTAGGACGCTCTAAAGCTCAAGAAAATAGAACTGCTTTTAACTTCTTAGCTCATAGTAAAGGCATAGTTGGAGGGGTAGGAAGAACTCTAATGAAACCTGTTGTTTGGACTGCTAATAAAGCTATTACTGGATATGGTGGTAAAGTAAAAAATGCAATTGGTGGAACCCCTTTAGCTGGACATGTAGATGATTTAGCTACTAAAGGATTCTCATTATTCGAAAAAGCTTTTAGTATATTTAAAAATCCTAGAATAGTCAAAATCATCGGTGCTGAATTTGCAGAAAGAATGACAGGTCTACCTAAAGTATTAGCTGAAAAGGTAGGTAAAGATGTTTTAGGTTCTGCAGGTAAGAAATTAGCAGGATGGTTAGGACCTGTAGGTGTAGCTATAACTGCAGGTGATATTATTTGGGGTATGTCTAATGCTGATGAGATATTACAAGTAGAAGGAGATGTTCCTCTACCAGTAAGAATAGTATCTGGATTAGTAAATGCATTAAACCAAAGATTCTTGTTTGGTTTAGTTCCAAAGAAATATATACTATCTTCAGTTGTTAAGATAATGCCTGGAAAAATAGAAGATGATATATCAGAAGGACAGCAAGCATTAAAATCTACTTATGCTAATTATAAAGAAGCTGCTGGAAGTAATGCTGTAAGTTTTGATGATTATAGTAAGAAAGCAAATAAATATAATAAGCAATATAATGTAGAGAAGACTAGTAAGAGTGAGTTCAAATGGTATAATCCATTTACTTGGGGTAAAGGTAATTCTGAACCACAATATGGTATGGGATCTGGACCTAAGTATGGAATGGGTTGGGTATCTAAGATATTCGGTGGCAAATCTGCAGAAGAAAAAGCTAAGGCTAAAAATGCTAGATATACTGGAGCAAAAGATATCAAACCTACAGGTAGAAATGCTCAAAGAAATACATTTGAAACTTCTGGTAAAGTTAATCTAAATAAAGAAGCTCAACAAAATACTATGGCTGCTAGAGCTGTAGCTGGTGGTAGAACTAAAGATGCTTTAATGGAATCTATAGATCCTCCAGCAATACCATTCTTCAGTCAAAAGGATAGACGTTGGGCTAATGATAGATTTAACTCTAAGAATGATACAGTTAAACAAACTATCGGTGATTCAGGATGTGGACCTACAGCAGCATCTATGGTTGTAAGTGCATTTAAAGGTACTGAAGTATATCCTAATGAAGCTGCTAAGTTTGCTGTAGACAAAGGATTTAAAGAAAAGAATGGTGGTACTAAACCTGGATTCTTCCCTGCATTTGCTACTGAGCATGGAGTAAGTAGTTCTACTCAGAAACTTGATGGAAAAGCTACTAAGTCTTCTATTGGTGGTTCTATCATGGATAAGATTAGACAAGGTATTCCTACTATACTTATGGGTAAAGGTGGAGCTAGTACACCATTTGGTAAGAAACCTCACTATGTTGTAGCCGTTGGTACAGATGGTGAAGATAAAGTAATAATTCATGACCCTGAAAGAAATAAAGGTAATTATAAGTTTAACTTTGCTAATACTATCAAAGCTTCTACTTATGCTATTACATCTAATGCTTATCAATCTCTAGGTATTAATTCTGATGGTACTATGATAGACGAAGCTACTGGAGAAGAGATGATATCTGATGATCAAATAGCTGAAAGCCAAAACCTAAGTCCTATCGAACAGATTATGAGAGCTGGAGAGATAATGATTAGAGGTTTAATGGGATTAGATTATAGTGATTTAATGCCAGGTGCTGACGGTGGAACAGGTGGAGCTACAGGTAGTGGAGCTTCAGGTCTATCTACTTCTAAGAAAGACTTTATTAAGAGATTAATTAAAGTTGCTATGGAAGGATTTAGAAGTAAGAGAGTATTACCTTCAGTTCATATAGCTCAGGCTATACATGAATCATCTTGGGGAAATAGTGGTCTAGCTCAGAAAGGAAAGAACTTATTTGGTATCAAATGTGGAAGTAGCTGGAAAGGTGCTTCTATAAATATGAAGACTGGAGAAGTTTATAATGGGCAAAGTACTACTATAAATGCTAACTTTAGAAAGTATGCAACATGGGAAGATTCTCAAAAAGATTATATAGCAGTAATGAGTGGACAGAAGAGATATAATGGTTTTGCTGGTGCTTCTAACTATAAAACCGCTGTTAATATATTAATGAAAGGTGGATATGCTACTGACCCTGCATATGCTACTAAGATAATTAATACTATTGAAAAATATAATCTTCAATTACTTGATAAAGGTAATGAGAAAGAATTCTTAGCATCTCTAGAGAGTGACCTAGGTGGATCTGCTATGGCTGATGGTTCGGTAAGACCTGTATTAGCTAAGATGGAAAGTGTTAAAGGTAAACTTGCTTATAGTATGACTGGAGCTAGAAATCCTGAAAAGGGTAGTGCTGACTGTAGTTCTACTGTAAAATGGGCTTATGAAAAAGGTGCTGGAATCAATGTTGGTCATTCTACTCTAGATCAAATAGGTAAAGGTACTACTGTAGATAAAGGTAAAGTAGCAGGTGGTAAATCTAGTCTAAGTAACCTTAGACCTGGAGACCTACTATTCTTCCAAAGATCTCATGGTAAAAATAGACCTTATGGTGTAGGACACGTTGAAATGTACTATGGAAATGGAAAGATGATTGGGCATGGTGGTGGAGCAGGTGGAAAAGTTAAAGGACCTACTATAAAAACATTTAATCCAAATGACTCTAAGTATATACTCGCTAAGAGACATATACGTCCATCTGAATCAACTGGAACTTCTTCTGGTGCAATTTCTAAGTCTCAAGCTATGATGGGTATGGGTAGTGGACCATCTAATGTAGATAAAATAAAAGCTGCAGATGTAGATTTTGTTAAACGTATAGCAGCATATGCTAAACAAGGTCTATATGATAAGAGAGTCCTTACTGAAGATGAGAAATTTGCTATGATGGTTAATGGTAATACTGAAATGGGTGATTATGCTAACCAACCTAAGTCAACATTTGTAAGTGACCCTAAAGCTGGATTGGGAGTTAAAACTCCAGATCAAATCTTTGCAGAGCAAGTTACTAATGGTAATAAATCAACTCCTACAGTTACAGTATCTGCTGCTGAACAACGTAGGATAGAAGTTTATAAGAAGTATGGTCTTATTGGTAATACTAAGGTTATGTCTCCTGATGAAAGATTTGCTAGAGAAGTACAAGCAAAAGCTGAACTTGGAGATTATGGTAATATGTCTAATTCTTCAGTAACCAATATCAAATCTAGATTAGCTACAGCATCTAATAAATTTGAGAATACTGATATATTCCAGAAACTAAAAGGTAGAATACCTACAGCTACTACTTCTATAAATAATGCTACTGCTAATACTCCTACAAATAATACATCAACAGTTACATCTCAAGGAACTAATAATGTTACTGTAGCAAATGACCCAGCAGTTAATCAATCTCTACAAATATTAATAGCTTTAATCACTAAAATGCTAGAGCATACTGGTAATCTATCTCAAGTAGTTGAGTTGTTATCCAAAGGCTTGAACATTACTATTCCTAAGGAAAAGATGAAGTCATTAAAGAACAGTAATGACCAATCTGCAGCTATAGCTAATGCTATTAGAAATGCATCTGCAGGAAAATCAGGAAGTTTAGCTAATGAAAGTCTAGGTAAACTTATAATGAACATGAATGAGATAATAGCTCAGCCACAATAATATAACTTAGAGGTAGAGGATAATATCCCTACCTCTAGATTATTAGAAAGGAGTAAAGTATATAATGGCTACTAATACTATAAATAGAATATATGAAGTTATTTCTACTACTCTGAATATGAGAGAAGGTCCAAGTACATCCTTTCCATCGAAAGGTGCTCTTAAAAAAGGTGATAGAGTAACAGCAACAAAAGAACAAAGTGGATGGTTTCAGATAGGTAATGGTCTTTGGGTAAGTTCAGGATACAGCTATCTAAAACTTATAGAAGATATATTAAAGAATGCAAAAGATTCTACTGCTCAGTCTATTAAAGATTCTAGTTCTGGTGGAACATCTTCTCCTTCTGGAGCTAGTACAAGTACATCTGGTGGACCAAGTAACTTTAGTAGATTAGATGACGGTTCTGGTGGAGTTACAATGCCAGAAGGAATGACTGAGAAAGACTTCAATAGTCCATTAGAAGGTGATGATTATTCTGATTATCAGGCTGATATAAATGCTTATCAATTATATAACTCTAGAAGTCAAACGGCTTCGGGGTTAAATTCTATAAGAGGTATACATGGATTCCCTTATCAGTTTATGGATTCAGTAGATCAAAAGCTTAGTAATTTTGATTCAGGAATAAATTTTCCTTATGGGAGAAGATTTACTGAGAAGATAGTTAATAGAATGCCTCTACTCTTATTAGCTCCAGGAAGACCTAGTTTTATGGATGGATATAAGAAAAGTGAAAGAGGTGCGGTATTAAGTGCTATAATGAGTGCTGGTACTAATGAATCAGCTCTAGAAGATATGTTTGATACTAATAAGTTTGGTAGATACTATACTTTTAGATTTAACTATGCTGATTACTATGACTATGTGAATGGTGTATGTAGAGCTAGTGCTATATATCTTGGTCTAGGAGATAAAACTATAGACGGTACTCCTTACTCTAGATATAGTTGGGATAAGTTTACTAATGATGGACTTAAGGGATTCTTCTCTGGTTCTGAATATGTAGCTTTCTATGTAGATGCCGATAATCAAATATCTGAATCTTTCTCAAATAGTACTGGAGAGAGTATGTTAAGTAACTCAATGAATACTCTTAGTAATATGGGTAAAGAGATAGACTTTCTTCTAGGTGCAGGGTTTGGAGTTAAAGCAGACTTATTAAATGAAGATAAAGTCGCACAAAGTATGGCTGATGCTTCTAACGCCTTATTAAGCTTTAGTAATCCTGCAAATGTATTAGAAAGATTAAAAGCTGGAGCTTTAACTATAGCTGCTGGTGGTAAGTTAATATTTCCAGAAATATGGCAAGATAGCTCTTATTCCAAATCATATAGTGTCAATATCAAGCTCACTTCTCCAGATGGGGATACTGAGAGTATATATAGAAACATTTTAGTTCCTATGTGGCATTTAATAGCCTTAGCATTACCGATGCAAATGGGTTATAATGGAATGCGATCTCCATTCTTAGTTAAAGGAGTATTCAAAGGATTATTCAATTGTGAAATGGGGATAATTACTAATATGGATATTCAAAAAGGTGGAGAAGGTTCTTGGAATATAGACGGTCTACCAACAGAAGTTCAAATAAGCTTTACTATAAAAGATTTATATCAAGCTTTAACAATGACAAAAGGTAAAGACTTAAAAATGTTCTTTAATAATACTCAATATCTAGATTTTATAGCTACTATGTGTGGTATAGCTATAATAAAACCAGAGATAGCCATGAAGATGGAAATGTATAGTGCTTTCTTATCTAATAAAGCTATAGACTTACCTAATAGGGCTATGCTTAAATTACATGAGTCAGTATCTAATTCATCCTCTAAAATACTCGGTTGGACCACTAGATAAAAAATAGATTTTAATTATGTGAAAAACAATACTATAAAGAGGTACGCCTCTGCGTACCTCTATTTATTAAATTTTATGGAGGTGATATATTGAAATCCAGTAGACAGAAACTACAAGAGTATGAGGAAAAATATTCCGAAATACCTTTAGACTTAGAAGAACGATTAGAATATATGGTAAAAAAATATAATGTATCAGACTCCAAGATGGAAAAGATACTTATGAAAAAACAATTAATGTTAGAAACATTAATATTTAAACATATAAGGTTAGTATTAATGGAAGTTCCAGAAGGAACTCCTAGACATAGATACCGTATAGTAAATAAATCTAATTATCATCAGATGGCAAAAGCAATGCCACAATATGTGCATGTTTATAGCCCTGGTGCAAAAGAGAATAATGTAAGAATGAAACGACTTGTCGGAGAGGAGTTAGATGAACTTCAAGCACTTATAACAACACCTTGTATTATTACTTATAGAACTTTCCATAAAACTCCAGATGCAATGCCGATGGAGGATAAGTTCTTAGCGGAAATAGGTTTAGAATTACCAATGGTTAAACCTGACTGGGATAACTTAGGAAAGAAATATAGTGATATGAGTAATATGACTATATGGTTAGATGATAGCTTTGTATGTCGTGGTACAGTAGAAAAGTATCAAAGTATATTACCAAGAGTAGAAATTGATATTTATTATTTAAATATGCTTTATAATAAATATCAATATAATCAAATATCAAAAAGAAAAGATTTTATAGAGAATAATTGCTCTGTAGAATACTTTACAATGGAGGGGAAATAATATGAATCTTTATAATGAAATTTTAAATGCAGATGGATTTGCTTATGATTTTAAAATATTATTAAATATGAGTGTATATAACAGTAGAACTACTGGAGATATAGCTAGTAGTTTAGCAGCTTCTGGATTATTTATTATAGATACTTTTAATCCAGGTTTTATAGTAGTAAGAAATAGAATAAGTGAACTGAAGAAGATTAAAATATATGACCATAATCCACTATTCTATTCTACGTATGTAGCTACAGCTATAAGGAAATATCTAATAGATAATAGAGATAAAGTTTCTAAAGAATTAGAATATAAATCTCTCCCATTTACATTTGACCAGATAATGTCTTCAAATGTACCAGATTTATTATTCAATGTAACGTTAACTAATACTGGATTTATTGTACACATGTAAAAGCCTGTAGGGAACATCCCTACAGGCATTCTTTTTTATTTTCTACCTTCATATACATCTTTAATAAATACTTCATCGATATTTTCTATCTTAGCAGTATTCAGAGTCTCTAAGAATGTATATAAAACTACAGTCTTTTCCATTACAGTTTCTACATCTAATGTACCTTCTGTAATAAATGGAGAATTCTCTGGATTCTTAACAGCATCTTTAGAGATATTATTTACCATAGCTTCTAATAGCTGCATAGGTCTTCTATCTTTAACTTGGTTCATAGCTCTCTTAGCACCTATGATATAAGACTCAGCAACTTTCTCATTCTTAAGTCCTTCTATCTTCTCTTGTGCTCTATCTATGATTTCTTTAAGTTTATCTTTATCTTCTGCATTCTTAGAGATAAAGTCTTCTATAGCTTTTTCTACTCTCTTCTTGATAACTTCAACTATATCTTCGATATCAGAATCAGCGATTTCTTCACAGAATTCATCTTCTGTTTCTGGATCTATCTTATAGTTTACTTCATCATCATCATCATCGTCATCGTCATCACGGTCTTCAGATTCTTTAAGTATCCTTTCCATATACTTATCTATCTTAAGTGCAAACTCTGACAATAACTCAGTAGAATGTTTGAACTTATTATGAATCTTTATAGGTCCACCATTCTCTTGAATATAATTAGCAGCTAGTCTTCTTAGAACTGGCTCATCTTCACCATAAGCTTCTTTAGCTATTACATAAATACAATTCTCTAGTAATCTAGATTTAATAGCCTGTATAGCATTAGCTTTAATAGCTGCTCTATTAGCTATAGTTCTACTCTTAGAAGCCATATCTAAATAGCTAGTATTCTCTTGAATTCTTTTGAAATTCTCATCTATACCTTTATCTCTTTCTTCTAATCTTCTTGCATCTTCTTGAGCAATTCTAGCTTTAAGTATATCTAAAGAATTCATTTTTTTATTCACTGACATTGTATTTCCTCCTTTTGATTACGATTTTAATATATTGTTAAATCACTACAATACGTATAGCTGGCACATAGTCCGCAGATTTAGAACCAACGTTGATAAACTCTGGTACATATACAGACTTCTGTTCTATATTCTCTATAATACTTTGGTGTATAGGGTCATATGAGTTAATACCTAAGAATTCTATATAACTAATGAAAGTAAATTTCTCTTTAAGATGAGTCATTATATTAGATATATGGACATTGTAATCTCTATCAACATCCTCTATATAATTCTTAATCTCTTTCTTAATAGCTTCTACAAAAGTCTCATTATTACTCATAGTAACAAACTTAAATCTAAATGCTAATTCTAGATTTACTCTATCTAAAGTATCAGTAGTTTGTCCAATCTTATGAATCTTAGAAGGACCATACGTATTAAAGAATTTAAAATCTATACCGAATTGATTCTCTAGTAATAATATAGCTGCATCTAGAAAGAACTTCTTCTGCATTATATAGTTTACTAGATAAGATATTCTATCAGAACGTAGTAGATAACTATATCTTACTACTGGTACAGAATCTATAGTGAAATACCATGCACTATTCATATCATCTCTCTTAACGTTTACTGTAGATGATATTATATTAGAGAAGTTAATAAAGAAATCTACTCCAGAAGTTATATCATAAGTATTACATAGAGTATGTCTATCTAATCCTGGAACTATAGAGTCTAATTCTTTATTATTATAACTATTACCGATATCTGCTAAGATATGAATAGATACTTGAGTTCCATTACCTTTAAAGAATCCATGTAATGTAGTATTAGTACCTAAGTCTTTAAGATTAGTTATATGAATAAAACTATCTCTATCTATATCATCATCAGTAACTATCTCAAATCTAAATCTATAAGTCTTAGCTTCTTTATCAAAATATAGAGGAGTAGCTTCGCACCATCTAAAAGGATTACCATTAGTATCTTTGAATACTGCTATAGCTTTAATCTTAGAACCAGTGATAAATCCATCAGCATCAGTTTCTACTAACTTATAATCTTCATCTATATTCTGAGTAATATCTATATCCATCTTATAAGTATCTCTATTATTTAATAACTCTCTTTTCCAGTTAGCATAAGTTGCTATGAATTGTAAGAAAGAGTTTTCATTGATATACTTAAAGTCTAAGTCATATCTTCTATCAAAGATAGTAAGATAGGTAGAAGTTATAAGAGGAGATTTAGTTACTACAGTAGTAAAAGGAGTAGCATATACAAACCCTTCATTCTCTATAGTATCTATATGGTTAGTACTAAACCCTACAGTTGGTATTCTAAGACATTTATCTAAAGTCTTGTCATATTGTAAAGCTGCACCAGGTCTTAATATAAGTCTGTCTCCAACCTTATCAAAGTCTGTATCTACTAGTTTTATATCTACAGTATTAGATGGAATAATATTCTCTTTATTATCCTTTAATAATAGATATGAATAATATATTCTAGTGAATTGATTATGGATTTTCTTTACAAACTTTAACTTATTATTCTTATCGTTTAATACGTTAAAGAAGTTATCTAAATCCTTTTCACTAGTAAGACTTCCTCTAGAGAGTAGCTCTCTTGGAATAGCTTTCTTTAAATCTTCTATACTCTTCTTATCTTGACCATTGAATGCTTCACTTATTGGTCTAACTAATATAGGAAGATTATTATAAGATACTGTATCAGACTCTGGGTAAGTTATAATATCAGCCTTATAATTAAAGTTACCTTTGCTTCCTTTAGTAGTAATAATATGAACATTTATTTCATCATTTATTCTTGGTATATAAGAAGTATTAGCAAATCTAACTTTAACTGCATTAGTTCCTATATAAGTATAGTAGCAATACTTAGCTGTAGGATCTACTATAGGAGTATTGTCATATACTGGAGTTAATTCTACAGTAGTACCATCATTCCTATTTATATTTATACTAAAGTCGGCTAATTGATTCTCAAAATCAAATTCAAATGTTTTATTCTCTACAGAGTCATTACTAATAACTTTTCTATGGAACTCTGTAAATTCCATTTGTCTAATTCTAACCTTTATAAATATAAAGTTCTCTGTACCTATTTTAGTTCTTACTGGTGGTGGTAGATATGGGTTAGTTACTGTAGTAAGCTTAGTAATATTCCCAATATTATCATACCTTGCTACATACATATTTTGATTATTAGAATTCTTCTGTCTTTGTATAATAACTCCAAACTCTAAATGGAATTCGAATGTACCAATCATAATTCTAGTCTTTTGGTCTATAAGTATCTGGTCATTCTTAAGATTATTTAATAAGTCTTGTTCTCTTACAGCTATAAAAGCATCCATCATAGAAGGTTCTGCTGTAAGGTCTTGTATATTAGCCATAGTAGCATGAGTCAATAAGTTCTTTTCTAATCTAGCTCTTATAGGGAATATTTCATTCATCCATTCAGAACTCATAGCTATACTATTTCTAATCTGAGTAGCATCGATATCTGCAAATGCTCCAAATATACCTAAAAGTAAAGTATTAGATTCATCTGCTGGAATATGAGCATTTTTTACTTCTTGTATATATTCGAGTATTCTATAGGTATCTGTACCTAGAGTAGTATTAGTCATACTTTATAACCTCCATTTCAATTGATATCTGAAACCTGGTTTATTCTTATATTCTTCTCTTACAATATAAACTCCAGTAACAAGTGCAGTACCAGGGCGTCCTTTAGAAACATCGAACATTGGTGCAGCAGTTCCAGGTTTTGCCCGTTTATTAAATTCATGAATTATTATAGGATTAGAATCCTCTACATCAAAAGCTTTAAAAGATACGTTATGAGACATATCTTCAGATATTTGAGATAAGCTATCTCTTGGAGCACCTTTAGGATATACTCCTATAGCTCTAGCATAAAATATAATATCTGATATTTCATCTACTACAATTTTATATACAGCTATTTGGTCATGAAGTTCCATCTTATCTCTATATTGGTCTTTAGGAGAAACTACACCGATACTTTTTAAATCATTATAATGACTCCAAGCCTTAAAAAATGAATAAGTATCTAAAGATTTATTCTCAGAAAACTCTAGAGAGAATTCATGATTTTCATCACTCTCTATACCATGTTTTCTATAGTATACTCTAGTACCGAATTGATTTGCACTAGTGTCTATATCTTTAGATTGGATATTAGGCATATCCATAGTATTCTTTACTGTCCAAGATAATAAGGTAATAAAGTCACCCTTATTAGCAGTTACACTTCTCTGTAATTGATGAAGTATCTTAGGGTTCTTATTATGAATTTCTAGAAATATAGGGTCTGATGCTAATTGAGGTTGTAATGTAGTTCCAGAAGTATCAGAATAAATATTAAGATCTGGCTTAGTAAAGAATAGATATTCCTTAACAGTTCTTATCCTATTATAAGGATCAAATGCATTAAATCTTTTAAAATATTTAAACTTATCTAGTTCAGCTCTATCATATATACCATGAGCTTTTAAACTATCCTTTATATCAGAACTTAAAGTAGTCTGCTTTAGTGGAGAAGCTTGAGTTTGTTTAGCTGCTCTAGTTTCTGCTCTAACGGCATCTAAATCAGACATTGTTTCATTATATGGAGCATTACCAGTAACAGGGGTTTGATTTATAACCGAGCTTGGTATAGTAGTAAATCCACCTTCCATATTTTCAATTAATTCAAGATAGTTAGCAGCAGTCCAACCACCCTTATCATGATAAACCCAGCCATTCTTTTCTTGAGTTACTATTACGATATCCCCTGATAATAGATAGTTTACAACAGGAGATGCTAAGGTTGCATCCCTTCTTACATGTAGTCTACTACCAATTGGTTTCACTTTCATTTTAAGTTTCATTCTATAATCACCTCAATTCATTTAATTAACTGTTCTCCCTTAAAAAAATATACAATCATATACTATAATGATGAATAAAGAGCCAAACTTAATTCGAACTAACATACTTGAGAAAGGAATGTACTTAATAGAAAGCCAGAAAACATATAATAAAATTCCCTTGCCACTTGACCGTATATGACAAAATACAACATTGGCGAAAGCCTATCTCACAAGGAGGATTTTATACATATGGGAAACACTATCGACATCGATAATCTGGTAACAAGTACTTTCATACCTAATCAACAGGTAAAGGTTGATAATTATAGGGAAGTTGCAACCCCTATAATTTTTCTTCGCTAATTAACCACACGGCTCTTTATTTTTTGTCTTAGCAACATATAAATAAGCTTAGCACACAATTAGAGAAGGAGGAAAATATATGAAGGCTATACATGAAACTGTAATAAGAGATATTATAGACCTCACTACAGAGATCAAAGACACTGATTCTATTGGTCTTATGAAAGGAAAAGCTCATAATAAAAATATAGCAACTTCTGCATCAGCATATACAATGGTATTCCCTGTACTTGTTGATAGATCTATAGCTATAGAAAATGCTTCTATGGTAACTAAAGCTCAAGAGAGAAACACTACTTCTATGATGCAAATGTTATTTACAGCTAATACTATCAGCACTGGTAAAGATGCTGGTGAACATGTAAGAAAATTCCATCAGAATTTAGATATAGGATCTGATTTAACTGTAGATGGAATGATGACCTTAATGGACAAGTATGTATTTGAAAGTACTATGTCTGATATGGAAGCAAGAAAATTAGTAACTGAAGAGTATCTAAAGAATGACGGGTATTATCTAGAGGATAATATCAATGAAACTGCTCTTATAGATTATACAATAATTCCATCTGGTATATATGGAAGTGCTGTAGTTACTGAGTCTAAAGCTAATAGAAGACATAAGAGTAATAGAGATAATAAAAAACCATCAATTCCAGATCCTAGTGATGCAATAATTGCCGCTGGTAATAAAACTAGAGATTATATTGATTTAAAAGCAGGTCAGATAGAACGCTCTACTGCAATAATAACAGGTCATCAAAATAATGAGCAACTTAAGCAGATTAAAGGTATTAATGCTGAATTAAAGAATAGTTTAGCTACTAGAGCTAATACTATGAATAATGCTAAAGATGCTTATGGTATGATGAAGACTAATAGCGAGACTATTAGAAATATGCTTCTTGATACTGATGTAAAGAAAGCTAATGAGTTAACTCCAACTCTAATGACAGTAAATATTATTATTCCTAAGGAAGAGTATTCTATACCAATAACTCTAGTTCTAGGAATAAAATGTAAAATGCATGCTTTAGATACAATGGATATAGTAGATAGACTTGTATCTAAATCTGTAGATAAAAACTTTGCATTTAAGTTTATCAAAGCTACTACAAAGGAAATTTCATTTATGAAAGATTTCTTATTTGCTATAGATAGAGCTAAGGTAGATGCTTTATCTCAAAGTAGAAAAGGTAGCAGTTCTAAACTTTGGAAAGTTCTTGAAAGAAGAGCTTTAAAAGGAAGAATTAAACGTAGATTAGCTATTAGTAATGATGCTATGGCTATAACTACATTAACAGTAAATCAAACCACTATAGACTATATCAAGAAAGAGTATAATATAGACTTAGAAAATCCTAAAGAAATTACTCCTATAATGGATAGTCTTAACTTGCTTTGCTTCTGTATAGTAGATGAAGTAAATGAAGTTACTAAGTGGATATATGATACTGGAGAAGACTTATATGAATATCTATCATTTACTAATCTTGAAAGAGAGACTAGCGATGGTGGATATAAGAAGGTTGTAAATCTTCTAAGTAAATCTATGAGATAGAAGGAGGTGAAATCTGATATGAGAATAGAACCTGGGAATTATGTATCTAAAGAAGTTCGAGCTATATTCGAAACTTATATGGATACAAAACATCAAAAGACATTAGACTTTATTTTTTCTCTAAATGAAGCTGATGCAGATAAATATAGTAACAAGCTTGCTGGTAAACTATATGAGCATATAACCCAGAATGTTTCTGATATTGATTTTGGTACTATACCACAAAGTGCTGGAGATATTACTAAGATTGAAAATTATGAAGCACTTATGGATTGTATAAATGTAATTAAGAATCTACTTATTCAATATAAACAAAAGACTGATTCTATAGATACAATCATTAAAGCTGTAGATAATATTAAGCTAAGAAAAGACAAGTTCCAATTAGGATTTAAACTTGACGATGAAATGCTTTCTATTTTATATAGCACTATTGTACTAGCTATAGTATCTAGTGTTGGATTTATGATATCTTCTTGTATAGAATATATCAAACAACCTGGAGAAGATACTTTTGAAATAGTTGTAAATAAAGTAGGTTTATCTAAGACTAAAGACCATCTCCTATTTAAGAATCTGGAGAAATTTAATAAGAGCTGTGCTAAGGGTGATATGGATAAAGCTATCGATTTTACCTTAAAGAAAGGCTCTAAACAATTTCTTGGAATAGATGGAGTAGCCGTAGCAGGTGGTATATTTGTCGCTGTTATAGTATTTAATATAATACCTATAATAAGAGAGCTAATATACTTTTTCTTCTTAACTCGAGTTAAAATATCAGACTATTTTGAAATGCAGTCTGATTTATTAACTATGAATGTCTACACATTAAATAAGAGAGCAGATGAAGAAAATAACGAAGACTTGAGAGAAATTGCTAGAAAGCAAGAGAAGATTGCTCAAACTTATAAGAATATTTCTAATAAGATTAATATAGAGCACAAGACTAGTCAGACTAAAGTTGAGAATAAAATCAAATCAGAAGACTTAACTTTCAGAGCTGATGAAAAATCTGGTGAAATCGAAAAAAGTTCGTCGTCATTATTCTAATTCGCTACCTTTAGCAAAGTACAAGTATAAACATATTAGTAAAAGCTTACTAATATAAGCAAATAATATAGTTATCTAATAAAAGGAGGAATAAAACATGGGTATTTTTACAGGAGGTAATCGTGTAACAGGTACTGTAGAGCCTTTGGCTGAAGCTACTGGTTATAAAGGTGAGATCGGAGCTAGAATGGCTCTAATAGAAAGTGTTCAAAATGAGAGAGCATTATTTAATGCTATTATCGAAAGCGATTTCCAAGAAGTTAATATGCTTAGAGAAGGTGCTAATATAGAAGCACTTACTGAATCTTCATTAGCTGGTATGGGCTCAAAAATTAAAGAATTC